CTCCAAAAACTTCTGGAATTGTTCCACCAAGAATTGTTGCAACAGGAGCGCCGATAAGTCAAGGTTCATTAGAATTCCAATCATCAGAATTGGGTTATAGAGCTCAAGAAATGGCCGGTATATATGGTTTCATGAGTAGCTCTATAAGAGAAAAATTTGGATTTGGACAATCAGACCTTGAGCCACAAAGAGCGGTTTTGCAATCCGCATCAAAAGCATATGGGACATCAAGAGCTTTTTGGGATCTGAATCTTGGAGGTCTTGGAGACGTGCCACTCGCTGCAGAAGGAGCTCTTGGAAATATAGAAATATCTGAAGTTGTTAGAAGATTTATTCCAAAAGAAAGAACAAATGTAGATTATATAAACCCAATTAGAAACAGAATGGCAGATACAAACCCGTTTTTGCCAGGAGCAGATTATTTTATAAACTTTAAAACTGGAGATCCATTTACCAAAGTTCAAGAAGGTGAATTAAGACTGCCTGGAAAAGGGTACGAAAGACTTCATACTGCATTTAAAGATCCCTCAGGTCAGTATAGTCCAATTACTCAATTAGATATATTAGGAGACGTTGCTCCGTACTCTTCAGAGTTTAGAGCATTAAATAGATCAATAGGTTCAATGATCGAAGATCCAGCTGAAAGAGCTCAACTTCAAAATATTAGAGAACAAGTACAGGGTGTTACTCAAAAAGAAGAATTTGAAAGATATAAATATAGAAACGCTTCCCCAGAAGATCTTGATATGGGATTGGGCAGGTATATGCTGGGAAGAGCTGGAGAAGCAATTGCTCACAGAGATACTATTTTTAATACAAAATTTCTTCCCAGAAAAACTGCCGTAGAAGACTGGGAAAGACAAAACGTTTATGGCTCAACCTTCCCAGAATGGCAAAGACCGTTTGAAAGCTTTATAGAGCCTATGGTTTACAAAGCAACGCAAAGAAATCCTATCGCAGCCGCTGGTGTTATGGGATTAGTAGGTGCTGCCTTTGGTACAACTCCTAGAGCAAAGGTTTTTGGTTCAGCAGTTGGCGCATTTACTGGTGCAGCAGCTGGAACATATGGAAATATTTCAGAAGCAATTACTGGAGAAAGATTTATTCCCAAAAAAAGAAAACAACAAATGGCGTTAGAAGAGTATTCAGATGTGTTAACTTATGTTAAAAATACTTCATTAGCTTCTCAGGCTCAAGAAGCTGGAGATGTTCAGTCTGCAAGGCAATTTAGGCAAGCAGCTAATAGAACAATGTATGGAGCAGATATTTATGGAGCATCTGTTGAGAGTCTTTCTTTGTCAGTGCCAAAAAGAAAAAGAGAACACTTTAAGGAGATGATTCAGGAAACAGATTCTGGAGAAAGAGAAAGAATACTATCAACTGCTCCTAGACTTGAAAGAAGAATTTACCAAGCTGCCTGGGGAATGGAAGTTGAAAAAAGGCCGGATCTTGTTGACTATTTTACTAGCCATGAATTACCAGATGCTTCCTGGGAAGGCTGGCATCCTAACACAAACATGGAGCATGTAAAAATAAAAATAGGACAATCAATGGGTGTCGAAATGTCTCAAATGGGATATTATCCACAGCAAGTAAAAGAAGCTGGTTTAACAAATCCAAGTTATCCAACTTTTGCTGCTCAAGCAGATAGATCATCAGTTCTAGAGAATCTAAGAAGAATGATGCTAAGCTCCGGTCTTGATGGTTCAATAACTCCTGTAATCAATCCATTTGGTAGTAGTTCAGTGGAACTTTCGGCAGGTGTTAGATAATGCCGAGGCTTAGGGACGTAGGAACACAGAGCTTAGATCTACTTAGTAAGAGCGTAATACCAGAAGGGACAAGTCCAGAAACTTCTGAAAGAATCGCCAGGAGAATGCTGGAGCTAACTCCTCTTGGATATTCTCAGGTAATTAGAGTAGAAATGAGACCAAGAACACTTCCAGATGGTTCCACTATTCAGTCTCCATTATTTGTTTTATCTCACACAGGTGAAGAATTTACAGATCTAGCAGAAGCAGTAAGAAGATCAAACGATTTTGGAATGGTTTCTTACGCAAGGTTGTCTGCAGATCCAGATGCAAGAATAAATAGACAACTTCCTTATGGAGAACTGCTTGAAGAAAGAAAAAAGATTTCAGAAGTTTTAACTGAAGCAAAAAAGAATCCAAGAGGAGCAACAGCAAAAGCTTTAAGAGACCTTGGTCTTGGAGAGGTCTTGGATGGAGCGCAACTAAAAACCTACACAAGACCTGGTGGAAGATCTTTTGAAACGGTTGATTTTGAAATAAGGGCTATGTCAATTGACGCTACAAAAGGTGTAGGCATGGACGCCTTTAGGGTTGGTGGAGATTCTGCTGGAGAAATGCTAGGCATAGCTTCTACTACAGATGATGGATTTAACTTTTTGGAATATGGACTACCTGGCCAAAAGATGACTCAAACACAAATTGCCGCAATTAAATCATTTGTTGGATCACCAAGAATGTCTCCTTACGAACTTGCTGCTAAAGGAGGAAAAGAAGGTGGAATAGAAAGTCTGGTTCAAAAACTAACAAAAAGAAACAGAGGATATGAATCCCCTAGACAATTCTCTATGTCTGGAACTGGTGTACAAAAATTTTTAAGAGGTTCAGGAAAAGCTACATTAGCTGACGCAACGGTTATGGTCGATGCTAGGGCAGAAATGTTAACAGCAGCATTAGCATCAAAATTAAACACTTCTTCGACTGCTACTAAAGAACAAAAATCAATAGCAAATAATTTAACAACAAGGTACAACGCTTTTTCCTATAAGTTCTACCATGATGCAGATCTCGCTGCAGCAGAAGGTTCAAATATATTAGATGCAATTTTAGATCCTAGCAAAACAAACCAAAAAACGTACACAGACATAGCAAAATTAATGAGAACAGCGCATACTAGGGCATCTAGCTCTCGGTAAATCTGTTACAAAAGAATTTGAAAGTTTAGTAGAAAGCTCTAGAACAATAGATAGTGCTACAAAAAATGCACTAAAACTAACACTAGATAAAATGGAAGTATCAGTTGACGGTGTATTTGTTGTAAATAAAAATCATTTAGAAAAATATATTATAGGAGATAGAGACGCAAGAGGAAATATAGCTCGATATAAATCTGGCCCAAGAAGAGGAAGAATGTCAAGCGATTCACTACTGCAAACCTATGAGGGTTTTTATATGAGATACCTTGAAGAAGGTGAGTCTATGGATACTGCAGCTCAACAACAAATGCGAGATTTAAGAGCGCAAATTGAAGCTTTTGCAACTCTTGATGAAAGAGAATTTACAAGAGCAGATGGGACCAGAGGCGTTAGGCTAGACGCAAGAATGAGGGATATAGAATCCCTAAACGCAAGAATAGGTGTAGGAGAAGGGCCTTTCGCGTTCTTAAAAGGTAGAGGTAGAATAGTAGAAGATTTACCGGACGATGTATCAATCGTTATTCCAGATGTTATGGTTAAAAAAGAAACTGGATTTCAAGAATTCTTAAATTTTGATGTTCTAGACGCACGAAGCACCGAAGCTGTTAACCCTGACCTTCAGATGATATTATTTCATAGAGAAGCATTTACTGAATTTGATGCAGCAGGAAATGCAATGGTACCGAAGGTAACAACGGATTATGCAAAAAGTCAAATGGATGAGTTGGATGAAGTCCTTAGAACTGGAATAGTTCCAGAAAAGGTTAGAGAAAGAGTAATGCAAAATCTTGACGAGACTACTAGAGATGCATTCAACTTAACTTTTGGTAAGCACAAAGCTGGATCAAAATATCAAAACAAAGAGCTAGCAAAAAGATTAAATGACGCCCTTATTAGCGGTAACGTTACAGATCCAGAAGTGGTCAACGCTTTAACTAATCATTATAGAAGGCAAATTTTTGATGAAACTCGTACAAATAATAAAAGAGTAAGAATATTAAAAACTCCTGATTTATTTAGATTTGATATTGAAGCTGAAATACCATCATTACAAGGTCAAGATACTCCATTCCTATTAGCCACTAGAGGATCCGTAAATAAGGGTATAGATAAAGTAGAAATGATGGCAACCGATACAACTGGGGCTAGTGTTGTAAGAAATGTTGATTTCTCTAGAGCTAGAATTTATAATCATAGACTTTTATTTAGTGGACTATCATCTGTTACACATCAGGCTTCTTTGGGTGGATTCGACTTTGACGACAAAGGTCTTCCAACAATAAGAAGCTTTGTTGATAATGCGGGCAGAAAGAGAACCGCATTTATGACATTTAGACAGCCAACTGGTCCTTCTGAATTTGTAGTTCAAACAATATCAAAAGACCATCATACTTTAAATGAATTGTTTGGAAAAAATGATCAATTTAAAAAAACACTTTTACAAATAGCTGATGATGACACCGCCGATGCAACATTGAGGACAGCGGCTGGAGAAATGCATGAGTACATGAATTTTAATGTAGGAAAATTTAAAGATTATACAGATGAAGAAGCAAAGAGGTTTGCGTATCTCCATAGAAAATTTGCAGGCATAGGAGTAACAAAAGAAAACATTGCAAATAGAGAACTTCTTGGAACCAAGAGCTCTAGACTTTTTGATGAGTCCTTTGGTTTTTTCAGAGATACACAAATTAATGCAGACAACGTAATAGATGCTGCCTATAACAGAATTCACGGAAGAGGCGTACAAGAAATACCAGAAAGATTAATGAATCTTATGGCAAAGGTTGGAGCTGGTGGTGCGTTAACTCTTACCCCTGAAGTCATGAGAGAAGCAGCAGCTACACTGGATGAAAAAGAAATGAAGTTTTTAGCACCTTATTATGCTAGAGGTCAATTCTTTAGATTGTTTGGCGAAACTGCTCCAGCAGCTTTTGAGGAATCTGAAAGAACTGCAATAGTTGAAGGGTTAAGGAAACAAAGGGCAGCAGATACAGCTTTGCTTGACAGAATGATTTCCAAATCTGGCGATACATTTGATATGGTAGATTTAGACTTTAGAAAAGCTCTTGCAGGAATAGTAGAAAATCAATTACCAGATTCGGCAGATACAGCTTCTAGAGCAATGAAAAAAAGAGTTGCTTTGGCAGAAATCGAAAAGGGAATGGAGCTTTATAGATCAAGGCTTAATTTTGGAGACGCTGAGACAGCCATACTTGGTAGTTATGTCAACAAACTTATGGCCGTTGGTTCAACAGTGGACCAAATGGAAGATATTATGTCCGATCTTGCTTCAAGGGGTGACGCAAGCACGGATGCTTTCCTCGATTTTGTTAGAAAAGAAGTAATAACACCATTCTTCATTCCAGAAGAAGCTGTTGACTTTACCAAGACAACGGGTGGAATGAGGGTCTTGGGTGCAACAACTGCAGCTGCAGAAGCTTCTAATAGAAATGCAATTTTAAAAGCTTTTGCACTAACAGCAGATGCAGCGATGACCAACATGGACCCTCGTCAAGTTGGCAAAGCTCTAGAGGAACTTGGAATTAAAAATCTAGATGAAGCAGGAGAAACACTCATGCAACATCTAGGTATGAGAATTGCAATAATGCAAGCTGGAGCAGAAGCCCTTGGCATAAGTCCAGAGGATTTAGAAAGATTTGGAGTAGATCCAAGATTATATAATCTTAAAATTCAAGGAACAAAAAATGCAGAGAATCTAGGAATAGGAATTCAGCAAGGATTACAGAAACTTTCCGATTTCGTTGATGCAAACCTAGATCCAGATGCTCAGGCAAGATTTGCTGAAGCAAGGGTTCGCTTAGAGTCAGCAGTTGGAGCTGATATGAAAACACTTGGAGAGTTAATTAGTATTAGTTCTAACAGTAAATATGCAGCTGCTTCAATGCATTTAGATGCTGCAGATAATTTTAACGTAAGATTGCAAAACGCAAACCGTAAAGCATTTATGTCAAGAAGCGCAGCAGAAATAGACATATTTTATATGAATAGACAAGGTGCACCAATAGCAAGCGAAGTTGAATCTGAAGCTGCAAGAATTGTTGCACAAGCCCAAGATCAGATGAAGGCTTTTGATGAGTTCCAAAGATCCATAACAAGGGCAGAGTCCGCTGAAGGATTTGAAAAATCGCAACTAGAAAGAGCAAGAGCTAATCTAGGAGAAGAAATAAGGCAAGACATAGTTGCAAGCGTTGAAAGATTAAGAGCTGGCGGAATGGATAATTTAACTGAGCTTGATTTTTACGATGCAATTCAATTACAGGAAAGAATGCAAAAAGTATCACATAGAGAATTAGCTACTTTAGGCGAAATTGATCCAGCAGTTCCAAATAGATTGTCTGAACTAAAAAGACTGTCCGAGTTAAGAAGAAATTACTTTGGAATTGTTACAGATAGAAGATTCGAAGGTTCAGACGCTCAAAAAATGCACCAAGTAGTAGATAGATACTTGAGTTACCTTACTCCAGAAGCAAGAGCAAGAGCAGAAGAATCCTTAACACAAGCAGACGAAACTCAAAAAATGATTACAAGAATAATGAACATCGATTCTCCTGGAAGCGCCAGAAGATTAAGAGGTTATGCTCCACGTGGTCGTGCAGGAGTCATAGCTCCTCCAACTTTGAGTGAATTAACATCAGGAATAATGACAGAAGATGATTTTAGGCAAATAGGACAACTAATAGAAACATCTAGAAGCGACGAGGCAATGGCTGCCGTAAGGGAAATTGGCGATGAAGATACTATAAGAAATATATCTGGAGTACAAAAAGCAGCAGGAGAAGTAAGCACTCTTTATAAAGCAAGAGCTGCAGGTTTTGAAGATATGTATATGGACCCTGCAACTGGCAGAGTTTCAATACCGGCCATAGCTGATGCAGCAGGTAGTCCATCTGGAGCTACCACAAGACCAATAGCTGGTCAAAAATATAAAAGAATATCCAAAGCCATCGCCGATGGAGACTTAAAAAGACTCATAGATAAACCATATGTTAAAGGCACACTTGCAGGAATTGTTGCTCTTGGAGCTTTTGGATTTATACATTCTGCAAGAAAAGACCACTCACCAGAAGACATGACTGGCCCACCGCTTTTGCCAGGAGGCAGTGCATACGAGTCTGGTTATCCAGGAAATACTTTAAATCTTCAGCCAAAAAATTATCCAATGATTTCTGGAGAAAATGGCGTTACATATAGAGTAAACGTCTCTGGATCAAACGAAAATGCAAGAAGATTTGGCGATTCTATCGGAGCACTTATGCCCGGAGCTTCTTCTGCAACATATTATAATAATATTAAAGATTTAAATGTGGATCCGTACAAAGAAATGGGAAGTTCCTTCTAGGAGAAATGTATGATATTTGACGCAGAAAATCAAAATAAAAACCTCAAAGATGCAGGACAGAAAAACATAGATACATCTCCCAGAGTTAAAGAAGCAATGGGAGAGTCTAAAAAAGTAACAACTGGCAAAGAAGAATCCAGTAGATCTGTTGACACCGGCAAAAGAAAAATATCTCAATCAAAAGACAGAAAGATTGGCGGTAAACCTTCTTATGAAGGTTATATGCATTCACCATCTGCTTCTATATCGGTAAATAATACAGGATATTTAAATAAAGATTTTCAAACTTCAAGAAATTCTCAGAATAAATTAAATCAATTTCTTGGAAATAAAGACCAAATATTTTCAAGAAATCAGCCCTACTTAGCCTCATCACAAGGTATGCCAAAGGGAATGTCGGTAACAAATTATAGCAAATTTACAGAAAGTAATTCTTCCAGTTCAAGGATGTCTGCTATAATTAGAAATAACAATATGATATAGGAATTAAAGATGTCAGTACCAGATACAGTTACAAAAAGTGACCTAGATAGTTACGTGATTCTTCTTTTTGATGGAATCATTGAAAATTATGATAATCTCTTAGAAGCAGAAAAAGACTTTATAAGTGATTACTTCGGTGATGCCTGGGAATTGTTTGTAACTGATAGCGACAAAATGTCATCTCCTGATCTTATACAGTTTATGCTAAAAACTTATGCAGGACCACTTTGGACTTCAAAACAAGCATCTTTTTCAATATCTGGTTCTTACAGTGAGTTTTATAAAATAACAGAAATACCACAAACAGCAGAAGCGGTAAGTAATTTAAAGAGACTTTCTGTTGGTGGTGCCGGTTCAATTCTATATGGTTACGGTAACGATAAAGATTTTTCCATAGGTGGAGATGGAGTAGGAACTGGCACATATAGGGGAATTAGTTCTGATTTTACTGTAAATTTTAAAGACTTTTTTTATCATATTTCTCCAAAAGATATAAAAGGCGAAGAAGCTAGAAAAGTTCTTTATAGACTTTCTGAGTCTGGTTTATTAGATCTACTGTTTTATAAACCTAAGGTTCAAGACTTTGCTAGAAAAAGATATGTTAGCAAAGACGCACTACAAAAAAGTGCACTTGAGTATGTTGACGAATACGGTGAAGATCTAGATTGGTTAGCGGCACTAACTAGAACTTATAACATAATAATAAAAGATCCGATATCTGCATGGTTGATGTCTAGGTATTTTCCTAATTTAGCAGAATATATTTTTACCGCTTTGGCTGCAACAGCAGATTATTCAAATAATGGATTTGGTGGCTCAACAAAAGATCCGTTAAATGATCCAATTGAAATGGCCAAAAGAATGTTTAAAGCTTTTGGTACAGACGTAAACGGTGATGCAATATTCAAACCAGCTTGGACATTAATCAATACAGCTATGAGAATAGAAGCTGCATTAGCTGAATTTCCATTTAGAAACAATATTCCACCAAGACCACCAGATATATTTCACCTAAGATTAGGCGCAGCTAATTTCTATGTGCCACCAGTAACAATTAACGTTAACTCCATGTTTAAGACAGGAAGTTTAACTGGACGGAGCAATCAGACAAAAAAATACTCCGAAGTTTAACGCTGGATACAAAGAAACCTCAGTTTCAATGAGGTTATTCTTTCCTAACTATGAAGAAATTTGGGGAATATCAATCAAAGACGCAGCAAATATAGATCTTTCAAAAGATGATTTTGCCATTGATTTTGCTACAGATAGCGAAGATAAGATAGATAAATTTCTTTCTTCATTAAGAGGTTTAGTAGCAGCATTTAAGTATTCTCCAATTCTTCCGATTAAAAATCAATATTTAAATGCAGTTCATGGAATCACTGGTGTTGCTCTAGCTGGAATGAACATATCAACAATTCCTGGTTTCCCTTTTTGTTTAGTTGTAGACCTTGAGCTTAATTCATTCAATCATAAACCATTCTTGCCAATGATTAAGGACTTTAACCAAGCTGTTCATTGGGGTAAGTATAGACACTATATGGGCAGGGCTGCACAAAGCCTAGATGCTTATATCAATAAAGAGTTCTTATTGAGTCAAGACATTATTGATACTCAGATTCAAGACCCCAACATGCCAAACCTAACATCGTCAACTCAAAACCAAACAGCAGATGTTGATCCAGGAACTTCCAATGTAACTTTTACTGGTTCAGTAAATCAATCCATAAATGATGAAACAAGTACAGTTTTAAAAACTAATATTATAAGAGACTGGAGAAATGGAAATAACATAAGTGTGTTTATGCCAGAAAGAGTCCAGTCAAGAATATTTACTCCTGATACATCAACTTTTAGATCACAACAAGAAAAAATATTAAATGATACAGGAAGAAATTTTTGGAACGCTACATTATACAAGTTTGGAATTGATATAAATGAATCAGCTGGATATGGCAGAACGTTAGACAGCGTAGTAACAACATCAATGGATAGAAACTATTCAATGAGTGTTAAAAGAAAAGTTACAACAGCTATTGACTTAATATTAGCTGGTAGAAATGAAGACGGAATAAATGATAAAATTTATAAGTATTTAGCTACTGCATATATATTAAATAATCCAATAGTTTATACCGTTCCATCTGATACTAGTAAAAATTATTCTGGAGCAGAGTATCTTTTAGGGGAAACTGACATAGCACCATCTGATGAAATTAAATTATTTCCTCTTGGTGGGTCAACTGATGTAGATCAAACAAAATATAGTTTAAAATACATTAAAAACTATCTAAGACAACAGTCATATGGATCAGCAGGTCTATTAACAAAGCTTGTAGAAGATTTAACATTTGAAAAAGTCCAAGCTGATAATGTAGCTAAAAACCCAGCAGCCGTAGCAGAAGTTAGGGCAAAAATAAAAGATGAATTATCTAAAGCATTTAATAATACGCTTTATGATAGATTCTTTTCTTCTGGACCAATTAAAGATTACATAGACGCACAACAAGCAAAGCAGAACGCCTACTCATTTAGAGAGTGGGAAGTTCCAATGGTTCAAGTCGACCTAGATCCAGAAAAAGTTATTGTCGATGGAGTTAATGTAAGCCTAGGTAATAGTTTGGTAAAACTTCAACTTCAGCTACAAGAAGAGCCAACCTATCAACACGTAGGTGGTAAAGATAGTTATGTCAGTATATCTATGACTGTTTTTGGAGAAGCAGAGTTAATAAAAATAAGAAATATATTTGAACATATTAACGGTCTAGCTAGGCTAGAACATGCAGCAGGTGTCATAGGTTTCTTGGGAATCAAAAATATAATCACATCTCTTTGTGGCGTTAAATATGTTCTTCCCCTTAGATATAATGTTGATACAATTCCTGGGTACCCACATGTATACAAGGTTCAATTAACGTTAGTAGATTTTGACATATTTCAACAAAAAAGAGAAAAACTCTCTTCTGAGCAACAGCAAAAATTTGTTGATGAGTTTGGAACAAAAAGAAATCCTTTCCTAAGAATTAAACAACTTTGGGGAGCATTCAATGCATACCCAGATTTGCCATTAGAAATATACGATAAGAATAAAAATGTCGTAGGATGTATGGATCCTGATTATTATTTCAGAAGCTTTGAAATGTTCGATAGGGATGTAATTGTTAACCAAAGCTTGCAGGAAGCAACGCAAGTTGCAGTTTATGAAGACGCAGAACAGCAAGGGGAAAGCTCTAGATCTGAAGAACAAAAAGAAATCAATAGATATGCTGATATTGTTGCTGACTACCTTAAGAAGAGCGACTTAGAGGGACTCGTTGCCTATCTTAAGTTAAATAACCTTAGTCCAACCAAATCATATAAAATAGTTGAAGCAACAATAACAAAGTACGCTGGTCAAATTAAAAGATCTTTATTATTAGACTATATTGATGAGCTAGAAGAAGAAGACAAAGTATATATATTCTCTGATACTAAATTTTCTGTTCCTATGGGAGAATATAGTGTTGGTCAAATTACAAACTCAGAAGAAGGTCTTAAGGAAACGTTGGATGCAGTTTTCTCACAAACAGCCTCATCAGAGTCTGAGTTTGTATCCATAGATCCAGATAATTTAACTTCTGGAATTGAGGGATCTCCATACGTTCACGGTTTAGTGTATGCAATACCAGCTTCAGAAGATGGAACTGCAAATCATGTTCCAGCTATGATTCAAACTGCTCATGGATATAACTTTGGGTATCTTGCTAGAACAGATGGTAGATTCTATTTAAAGAATAGTGATTTTACAGTTAAAAAAATTAATAAGACAGCTGCACAAAATGCTAGAAATACTTTGTTAGATCCAACTAAAACAGAAAAGCAAAAAAAAGAAGCACAGCAAGTTCTTGACGATTTAAAAACACAAGAAAATGAAAAGATAGATGTAGTATCTTTTTCTAAAGTAGCAGATAGTCAGACTCCAGATAAAGCAGTAACAAAAGCTCATATGAGTGAAATTGGAACAAAGGCTTTGTCAGAGTATCAATACGCCTACTCTAACTCTGGATCTGATCCAGAATCAATAGGACCAAATGGCGACCAGTACTCAGTAACAAAGCACTGGGAAAAAATGCTGGTAGATACTTCTTATAGAGATATTTCAGGAAGAATGATTAGAGCATTCCCTACATATATGTTATGGCTCATTGATGAGGGCGGTCTTGGAATGGCCGGAGTTAAAATCTTTGACAATTTTTATGGACTACAATCAATAATAGATTTTTCAATAGTTCAGTCAGAAGATATATTAGGAGACACTTTGATATTCAGAGTATCAAATATGTATTCAAAGCTAACAAGACCAGAAGCTTCCGAAATATACAGAGAAGGCAGCAGCGCCTACGATGATGTAAATAATTCAAACGACCAATCTCAACCAGAAAATATGACTCAAGGATTGGAAAGAATTGTTGACGTCTTATTGAGAAGACAAGATAACTTTAGAAGGCATTATGAAAATAAGTATGTTGTAGACATTGAAAACATTAGACTAAAGCCAGGAGTAAGAGTTCACCTAAGGGGTGGATATGGTTCTAATCCAAACTCTTTGCAAACCCTTTTCAATGGCATGGTTACCAATGTTGAACAAGGAGAAATTGTTACAGTTACTTGTCAGTCCGACGCTATAGAACTAAGTCCAATCATAAACTCTGCAAACAAAAAAGGTGATAGCGGAAAAATTGATGGAGGTTTAAATACCGGAATGTTCTTGTCTGAACCAAGAGACTTAATGGTTAAGCTTCTATCTATGGGTACCTCTAGGTTCAGAGAGGCCATGAAGCACGCAACAAGAGGAACTGTTTTTTCTGAAAACAAATTTGGAATTAGACATTTTGGACACATATTATATGAACCACTAAACGATCTTGAAGCAGATAGAAATGCAAAGATTAAAGAAGGCTTTAAGAATGCTATCGAAGCTGCATCTACAGACAAACTAAATGCATCAAGCCTACTTAAGGCAGCATGGAGTCAAACTGGAGGATCTTACAATGGCGTTGACACTGGAATTGGTTTAGGTTCAGCAATTCTTGGCGGATTTACTGGAGGCCCAGTAGGAGCTATAGCAGCAGGAACTGCAGGTTTTGCAATGAGGTCCCCAATAGTTGGCCACATGAGAACTCTAATGGCTAACCTTAATACTCAAAGAGACTATGAAATTTTTAAAAGAAATATATATCCAGGAAACGGTTTAGGGGTAGCTCAATTCTTAGGTGGAGACCTTGATTCTGGGTGGTCAACCGCAGCAACAATAGATAATAATGAAAATTTATCAGAAGATAGAATGGCCTATGTCCGCAGGTTAGGCGACGCACAATGGAGTAAGGCAATAGAAAGAAATAGCGCACTAGCAGAGAGTCAGGCTAGAACAGTTAACGGCGGTGCTTTAAACGACTCTTCTAACATAGAAGGTTCAGCACAGTTTTTAAGCGGTCTTATTGGCGTAGCTGGTGCTGGCCTACTTGCTGTAGGAATGCCAGTTGTAGGATCTGCTATGTTGGGCGCAGGATTACTAGGTGTTACAAACGGAAGAACAGCAGGAAGCATATTTGAAACGCTTGGTCTTTTGTCCTCATTGGATGACGACATGCCAGGATTTGATGAGGTTTCATTTAGAGCCCAAACATATATGAGATCCGTGTGGGATATGTTTCAATTGTGTGCAAGGCTTCTTCCAAATTATATAGTTGCAGTAAGACCATTCGAAGATAGGTCTACAGTTTTCTATGGAAAACCACACTGGCTTTACACTTCCGGTGTTGTACCCGTTTCTACTGGATTCTTGCATCCAGATGCAGCAATGAAAAAGGGTCTGATTGACACTGGTCCGAAGATGGAATCTCCAGACCAAGAGCTTCTTGATATCTTAAACAAGATAAATAAAGAAGCTAGCCCTATGCAGGATGCAACTGCTTTCCTAAAAACTTTTGAACCATATGAAGCAGCAAAACAGCAAGCTAATAAAATATATACTGGCACAGAAGAATTTGCCCCAGTTGAATATATTAAGAAAAACTATACAAAGAAGTTAATAAATTTTTATGATCCAAGAAGAATGTTTTTTTATGATAGCGAAGAAAAGAAAATAGCTTCTCGTCTTCCTGTAAGCTCAGGCCTTGTTAATGTTGGCTTTCACCTTCCATTTGGAGATCAAGAGGAACAAGAAATGCCAGTATCTGAAATAGCAGAAAAGCACAAACAAATACCACAACTTCCTTATAGATATCAGTTTCCATATTTTACAAGTAGAGCAACAAAAGCATTTGATGGTAGACATAGTGGATATGTGTTCAACTACACTGCGAGAGATTTATTTGATTATAGAGAAGATGAGGGTGATTTTAATGGACCTTCTTCAGCAAGGTATACTGGTTCAGTAGATTTTAGAAATTTATTTTTTGCTGAGCTATCAGCATTAAGCACCTCTGCTTCTGGAATTTTTAATTTAGGTGATAATATATCAAAAATTGAAGGATATTATAAGCTTGATTCCTTTCAGTTTACAAGGGGTTTAATCGAAGGAATGAATGCAGACTTTGCAAATTCATACGCCGGATCAGCTTTTATGGATAGATCTCCAACAGACTATTCTATGAGTCCAACAATTAGCGCGGCATTTGACAAAATCACAATGCCGCTACCTTATAGTGAAAACATTAGATTTACCGTTAATGCAGACGACTTAAGTGATAAGTCGCTAGAGGATCAAGCTACCTTGTTTAAAAAAGGGTCAGATAATATTTTAATAGGTAAGTACAAATTTTTAAATGATGATAGCGAAAATCAAACTTATGCTCCTTTTGAATTCGAGAATAAAGATACTTATGATAAAATAAAAAAATTAAAAATATACAAAGAATGGGGAACTCCAAAAACAGCTGAGCAAGAGCAGTTTTATATAGCTATGCGATGGCCATATAATCCAGAGTTTTTTGAAGAAGATACAAGTTTACGTGATAAGTTTAAAACAGCATATGCATCTGAATCAATGGGGCTCAATGGTAATAATTCTGATATTTCAAATTATTTATTTGGAAAAGCTTCTGATTACAAAAAAAGAAAAGTTATGGTTTATAGTCCATTAACTAATACAGCAGTTGTATGCTATCCGGCATATTTCCTTTGGGGAAATCAAAAAGACGCTGCTTTTATAGAAAACAAGATAGAATACAGCAGCTATGCAACAGACGCCGAGAACCCATTCATAGATGCCGTAGTCTCACCCGATGCTGCATACTATCTTGGTATATTAACAAGTGAATCATACGCTACTCATGCGGTAGAAAGAAGTCTACAACTCCCGTTATATGGTCTAGATTTTATAGCCAATAGTTCTCTAAACGTTTCTAAAAACTCAGCTGGAGTAGATAGAACCGGAAGAGATAATGAACTTCCTAAAAATCATTTTGAAGACTATCAAAAAGCTGTAGGAGTTCTTGGAAACAGTGCTGGCATTCAAGAGTCTTTATATCAAAAAGATTTAGTTTCAAAATATTATGGATCAGTCATAGTTCCAATATCAAGAAGATGTTTATTTACTTTTGTAGAAGACGATTTTCCATTAGGAATTATACCTTCTACAATTATAAATCCAACAATGTACGATTATGCTCCTGATTTAGATAAAAAAGGAAAATGGATATCAGACAAATCTTTTATTATTGGTTTTGGAACACCTGCATCTGGTGCAGATGGCGCAAAAGCTATTTTTGAAGAATACAATGACGCAGACAAAGATATGGGATTTCAAGGAGAAGACCTTTTTAAGACATATGGTGATAATTCGTATAGGGAGTACGGTTATTTAGCAGAGATTCTAAAAAATACAGATTTAGTAAAAGACAACGACGCAATAAAAGAGGCGATGTTTAGTCCAGCTGGCGACGCAGAAATTGTTTTTGAGACAAAAGAAGAAGCTATGTTAAGAGCTTCTATAGGTGGAAACCCGATTCCATTTAAAGGTGACTATGGATATTTTTCTAGTGTTATAAATGGAGATTTTGAAAAAATAAGTAAAGACAACTTATACACCAGATTAGCTAAAGAGATAAATACTTTTAAAGATGGTGGTGACGACGATGATGAAGGAAGAAATGTATTTGTTGATATATACGATCCAGAAGCAGACTACATAGTTTCAACAGCTGCTAGAAGAAATTACGATGAAGATTATGATCCAACGACATCTGTAATAGCAGGCAATGGAAGAACTCTATCTCAAGCAAGGGAAATATGGGATTTCTTTAGAGTTAATTTTCATGAAGAGAAAAAAGTAAAAGATATTTTTTTTGAAACATTTGGAATTGATGCAGATGATACTGAAAAACTACCAGAAGCTATATTAAGTTTAATAATAAACCAAAACGACGATCAGACAATCTTTAGAAGATATAGCAAAGATATTAGTAAAGGATACGATGGAACTGGAAAAACTTTTGACATTGTTTTTCAAGGAGATGCATCAGAAGAATTTGAGTCTCTTCTTGGTGAAAAATTTGTTCAAAATGGATTGACCGAAACGCAAGACAGTCCAAGTGGATCAGTGCAACCATTGGATGTAAATAAAATAAAAGAAGCTGTCAATTACAGTTCTGAAATATTTTTAGACACAGGAAAAAATTATAATGGAACTAGTAGAAAGCCTTTATTTGAAGATTTAGATTACCTTCTTTTAAAAAAATATTCTCATATAACTGGTTTGTTAAACTTTTTAATTATTGCCGAAGGCGCAACTAAAAACATTTCATCTGCAGATGATGATCTAGATCCTGTATCTAGAAGTATCGCAGGTTTTAGAGGTCAATTAAAACAAGAATTTGGCGATAACTATGACGCAAAACAGTTATTGAAGAAAATAGACTCTCCCAAAAAATTGTATCTGATGCTACTAGGATGGTTTAGACAAACACTGTGGTCTGATCCATACATGAGAGCATGGATTGTTCTAAAGCCAAACAGAAGATTGAAACATTATTCAAGTAATCCATTAACTCTTGGCATTGGCGATGGAGATCTAAAGAAATCAGATGGAAAATGGGATTTTTCTCCAGTAATCAAAGCATGGCAAGCTTTTATCGACCCCAATACAGACTACGCAAAGAAGATAGATAAATTTAAAGGCTTCCTTGCAGCGAATGCTTCAGAGGGAGACAGTGCAACGAGTTGGTTCAGCGCCGCTATGGAGGACACAAAAGATTTTTGGGATAAAAGCGTTGGAGTTTACTTTACTGCTATAGCAGATGGTCTGTCTGGTCTTCTTAATATGTTTAAAACATCAATGGCACAAATGGGATATGGTTTAGCAGAAGTAGACAGTCTTAACAAACAAGCAAATGTTTTAAATAAGTTCTTAAACGACTCTATATATTATTCTCTTGGAGATCAAGGAAGTTTATTAAGAGCTGTTGACAATCCATTTACAAGAGAATATGGAGAGCCAGTTGTTGAGATTAGGGAACCTTTCCAGAGAATACATTACTTAAGCTCATTTAGTCATATTATGTCTAATAATATTCAAGAAAATATTAATGACGTCGCAACAGTGGTTACTGCAGTATCCGATGGTAAATATCCAGTAACAGTTGCATTAGATAAGTCAGCACCACCAGAAAGGCAGACAGAAAAAACAGTCGAAACAGGATTATACTTTGATAACATAAGAGGATCTGGATTCTTTGGGGTTCTTCATCCTATATTTCATCCTTTTGAAACAGTGCGTGGTGTTTCAAAGATGGCACAAGGTGCTCCAGATGAATTGACTGCAAGAAGAGTTGCGTTAGCGCACTTGAAAGAATCAATCAAAGATATCTATACGGGAGAGCTAGTTGTAATAGGAAGTCCAGATATAAGGCCTCATGATCTTGTTTATCTAGCCGATGTTTATGAAAGAATGTATGGAATATTTGAAGTTGAACAGGTGGTTCATCATTTTACTCCGGACCTAGGGTTCATCACATCAATAACTCCAAACGCACTTGTAACTGTTAATGATCCAGCTAGATGGTTTATGACGTCCTGGCTAAACTCATGGATGAGCCTCCAAACAATCAGAAATGATACTAGAATGTTTTTATCTGCTGCTAACTCTTCAAGAACTGGAATTGTAACAGGAGGACAAGTTTCTGTTGAGTCACTAAATGAGGCATTATCTGCCCAAATGATGGGTGGCGTACAATATACTCATGGTCATTCTGCTTTAATGAAGGATGTAATGGCAAACTTTACTGCTAATGCAATGCCAGAAGCAAGAGAAAGAATGCAAAAGCAAGCAAAAAATGCTTCAGGAATGCAACGGAACAACCGGTTTTGCAGGAGCATTAATTACAACAGGTCTAGCAACAGTGGTTGGTGTTGGTGGTGGTATAGCTGCAACATTTTTGACTGGTGGTGCAGCAGCGCCGCTTCTGGCATTTGCTGGTGCTGGAGTTGCTGGTGGAGCAATTGGTGGAGACTTAGCTTGGAGTGGTTGGAAGTTTATACGAGACAATGTACTAGATCAACATGGTTGCTATGTGCAGTATATGAGTAAAAATGGTCAACCAATGGATGCAGGGTTATCTTATAATCAAGGTATGGTTGTTGGAAAGTATCACTCAAAAGCACTACTTCCAGGAATATTACGGAGTAAATTCACGAAGAATGGTACGAACGAATGAGGGCTACTCATATATAAGAACAGATGATCTTTTGAAAAATCTTGGCTGGAAAGAAAAAGAAATATCAGATTTAGTTAGACATATAAGCTACGAAAATGCACTAGTTAATGCTCAAGTTATAAAATATTCTGGTATAGGCCCAGAAAAAGCTGGATTAAATCAATTTTTCAAAGCAATATGTTATGTAAACGAATTTATAGATGGTGACACAATAGAAGTTATAGACATCTTAAGACCAGGATCAGAGCCTTTTAGAGTTAGATTTGAAGGAATTAACGCTGGAGAATTAAATAAAGTTTCTGGATACATAAACAATGTTGGGCCAAATTACGAAGAGAACTATAAAGGTTCTTGGACAGATGAAACATCTCCAGGCGGTAGGGCAGCTGCATACGTAAGAGACGCTCTTAAGGATAGATTATTTATTCTAAGAGTAGCACCATCAAAAGACTTTACTGATGAAGTTGTTAAGTTGGAAGACTTTGATGCTGGCGCAAAAAGAAATGAACCAAGAAATTATTTGAAAGACACTGCAAAAAATCCAAATGGATTTGGAACAGATGTTATAGGAAGTTATGATAGAACGCTTGGAACTATATTTTATAATATAACACAAAAAGACATTAACAGTCTTATTCAATATGTAAGACAAGTTTTTATAGAAAAAAGATCTGATACAACCCTTGTAACAACAGCTGTAAAAAACTCTGTATATTCAGCACCGGTTACAATGGATAGTTCAGCTTCAGGGTCTGGCGTGATACACAATAATTTTGATTTACTATTAAGATATCTAAATGGATTTGTTAAAGATAATTATTATCAATCCATTTCTTCTACAGAAGGATTGAATGCGCTTACTCCAGAAAAACAAAGTTTATTCAATACTCTTGTAGAAATTAAAAAAATAGAATTAATTTATCAAAAGTCTTCAGAGTGGCCTTTGATACTGTGGGATGAATTCTACGAAGACGGCAGCCCAGCTACATTAAACTGGGAAATGGTTGTAGCTAACTTAGCATCAGTTTATACAAAAGGGCTACTGTATAATCAGCCCTCAGTAGCACTTGCTTCGAATAGCACTACTGGAAGGTATATATCTTAAATGGAACAGACAAATAATAAACCCGGCACAAATTCATCAGGCCCAAATTTTTCGATGACCTTAGCAGATAATGATTCTACATTTTCTTTTATTAATAAAGTGGCTTCGCAGGTTTACCCTGAAGGAAAAGTTTTAGTAAAAGGAACAACTGCATCTCAAAGAGGTTTTGAAGAGAAAACTTTGGTTTCACATAATGTTGAAAGTATCATGGCAGGCAATGCCCTATCTAGAAATCCGGCCATGGCATCAGTCGCCTATGATAGGCTTACAACATCAAGCCTAGAATCGCACTTAGCATTTGGTGCAGATTTTTCTTTGGCTGAAGAAAAAGATGGAAGAAAAGCTTTTGAATATCCTAACCCAGACTTTTCTGGCGACAAAGAACTAAACGATAAAAGCTTAAGTGGGCCAGCTGCTTTTAAGGCAGCTATATCTCAATCTGTTCTTGGAACAGGCTATGCTCCAGGTTTTTTTCAGCAAAAAGCTTATGGATACAGTAATTCTTTAGTCGCAAATACCACTAACGATGATGGAACTACAGTTGATGGTGGAAATTACCAAATTGATCCAGATGCTCTTGGAATAGGTCCAGCAAAAAATGGTTATCCAGCAGCTTTGATTAGCGATCTTTCCGATCAAGAAAAAGAAATATATATAAATGCAATTCAAACTGTTAACAACAATGTTAAATTTAATCGTTCAGATGGTGAAATATCAACAACAGGATTCTCGATAAGCGCTTTTGAAAAAGATAAACAAAATTTAAGGAGTAATTACCAAGAAGCTGCTGGTAATATAAATGATCAAGGCAAAGATGCAGGTTCTGGAACTAGTTACTATAGAACACTTCCTGATCAATTTTTAGAGTTAACTGATCCATCAAAGTTTTATCCATCAATAACACTATTGAAAATGCTAGTAGAAATGAGCGACCCAAATGGTTTAGATTTAACAATTGGATTTGGATTTTCAAGAGGACAAGACTTAGTTCACAACAATGCAGTTATGACAGAAAATACAGACGGTAAAAAAACTATAACAGACCATGCATTTGGAAGGGCAATTGATATATATGCAGTAGGGCAAAAGAATGTATCTGGATCAAGTCTTACAGTCAATGCTACAAATTATGAAAAATGTTTTACATTATTAATGCAAAAAATAGCACTTCTACCAAAGTACTTTCAGCCAGATGAGATAGTTATATCTAAGGCAATGTATGCAAAGTATGTATCTGATTCAAGTCAGAAAAAAATGGCTTTTATGCAAGCATTTCCTGGTCTATCTAAATACGTTAATGTAAACCAAGACGGAGCAAATAGTACAACTCATGATGGTCACATTCACCTAGGGTTTCACTGGACTAGGGCAGGAAACGCTGCCGTATTCTTGGGCTCAACTACTTCTGGTGGAACAACTCCAGGAAATATGGGAACAGTGGCTAATTCTGTTTTTAAAACAACTGCCGACATGACAAAATATCTTGATATGGGACGAGAAGTATTTACAAGCGCAGAACAAAAAATAGATCCAGTTGATTTAGGTAAGATAATGGCCACTACTGGAGTATTTAATATAGAAGAAATAGCAGTTTTTTGCGGTCTTGCAGAAAGAGAATCAAACAGTTCCCCCTATAGAGGCGATGGGGCTGGCCCACTACTTGCTTTAGGAATGTTTCAAAATGAATTATATAATTTTATTGACGGAAAAATAAGTTCATTTTCACTTTGGGATTTTTATATTCCAGAAGGGACGTCTACTAGGTTTGCTGATCAAAATGGAAAAAGAACATTAAAAGGTTGGCAGTTATATTTTAAAAAAGAAACAGCAATCAAACAAAGCGACTTAAAAGCAAGAGCAGATATGAGATGGGATATATCAAAGGTCGATCCAGTTTTTTGGATACCATTAAACCAGATAGCAATTGCTGCACAAGTTGCAAGAATTTATAAACCAAATTTAAGTTCTTCTAGTTCAAAATCTTCACAATTTTATAAAGAAGAAGGTTTACGATCAACTGCAATTGCCAGAAACTTATGGACAAACTGGGGCGATGGCGCTTGGGGAGATCAAAGTGCATTTCAATCGTGGGGAGCATTGACTAATGTTAAAAGGGATACAGTTAAAAAGGTATATGAAGCATTAGGTGGAAGGTGGCAAAATTTTATTAACTGGGCTCTCGGTAGTATAAACGTTCCTGGAGCATTATGTGAAGCTTTTACGGTAAAACAAGTACAAGAAAAATCCAGGCTTAGCAAAGACGGACAAAGAACAATATATGGACCTCCTTACAGAAGTTTTTGGGATGTATTTATATGGGTATACGATCTTTTTGATGAAGCAATAAATTACTTTACAACAGAAGAAGAAAAAAAACAATTTACAGATGACAGGTGGGGTGCAAGTGTAAAAGTATTTGCACCAGGAATAAGAAAAACAGTATTTACCAAAAAAATAGTTGAAGATATAATAAGTCAACCATATATAAATTATATTGCAGCTAGTGCGCCAAGGAGTTAGGTTATATAAATGGCTACAAATTACCCAAAATTTGATAAAAAAATTTCAGAAATGATCACAACTGCAGAAATGCAGAAATCCAAAAATAGGTATGGAGTTATTGCATCCTATAATAAAGATAATAATACGGCAAAAGTTCTATTAGAGGATAGATATTCAGATCAAATTACAGATGTTTTATCTGATGTACCATGTCCAATGGCTCAGCGGCATACAGCAAGTCGCTCCAGAAATGGGCGCAAAGTGTGTGGTTGGTTTTAGGGATTCTAATGAAAGGTTTCCTTATATAATAGATTTCTACGCTTCGCCAAACGACAACAGTCCATTGTTCTATAATAATATGGCATCAACGCATATACCAAGGTATTTAATTTAAATGGCACTAGAAGAAAATCTATATAAAAAACCAATTAATCAAAGAGCTGGATTGCCAGTTAATTCAATTCAGTCTGATTATGTTTTTAAAAAAAGAAATGAATTTTCTAGAAGAGAAGTTGGGTTAAATCATCCAGATAATGATTCCTTTATTAAGCTAGCCGATAATGGGGACATTGAAATAATGGCAGCTCCAGGAGTCGGAATAATAATAAGTGGGATGAATAGATCTGTCAGCATATTTGCAGACACATTAAAGATATACACGACAGAGGACGATGGCATTAGATGGAATGCAAATTACTTTAATTATGCAGCAACGGATTTTACAGAGCCAGCTTTAGTTTCTTTAAAAGATTTTCACAAAAGCGCTGCGTATCATAGATATAGGGATAAAATATACAAGATACAACTAGCAAAAGAATCTGGTAATCAAGACGAAAACGTTACTATTACAGACGGAGTAAATTTTGGTGGCGTTGATATATCTAAAGAAATTACTTTAAATACCAATCTTTCCTATGATTCCTTTTTATCAGAAGAAGATGCTAAGCTTTTAGCAAATGATGCTAGCAGTTTAAATACAGAAAAAATTGAATATATTAAAAAATTAATATATCAAGGATATTCCTACATGCAAGCAAAAAATAAAGCAGAAAGAGAATTACAGTAGTGCCAGAGTTTTATTTTCGGTTTTGATGGAGACATTAAATTAAATGGCAATAACGACATTGCCTTAGTTCAGTCTACCGCTCAAAATGATATACAACAGGTCTACATACGAATGATGACCGAACCTGGAGATTTTGAGATCTATCCTAGATTAGGAGTTTCCCTCAATAGTTTGTACGGAATGCCGCAGGACCCTCAGACTGGAGAATACGGCAAAAGACTAATAAGAGAAGCCCTGGATAGAGAAGGTGTCTTTAGGGGTAAAAATATACAGATCAATGCAATACCAACTGCTCCCGACTGCATTAGATTTGACGTTCAAATTGTAACACCATATGGAGAGCCAATAGTTTTGTCAGTTAGCCAAAATCTGTAAGGAGATATTTTAATTATGGCCGTAGTGTACTCAAAAGATAGATCAGAAATTCTGGCTCAGATACTCAATTCATTAGAGAGAAATGCTGGTATCACCTCTGTTAGCCCCGGTTCTATAGCTAGAGCTTTTGCTGAGGCGGTGTCAGACCAGATGGGCGACCTTTACAGCATACTAAAATATAATATAGATCAGACCATGCTAGCAACAGCTTCTGGAAGAAACCTAGACCTTATAGGAGAGTTGTATTCAGTTAAAAGAAAACTAGTCTCTCCAGAGATAGTGGCGGACAGACAAATAGCTAACGTTATATTTTCAATATCCAAGCCTTACAGTAGGGACATTATAATACCTAAAGACACAGTGGTATACAATGACGTGTCAAACAACGCATCTTTTCAATTTAAGTATAAGTTAGCAGGGGACGTAGTAATCAATGGGTCTACCACAAGAGCCTATGGACAACTAGTTCCAGCATTTTCTGGGCAGACGCATACAGCAGCAATAGGTTCTCTTATAAGACATAACTTTATATCTCCTCCAGGAATTGTCGTTTCAGTATATAATACTAAAGAAATACATAGTCAAATAGATTACGAAAGCGACGAATCATACAGAAGAAGAATAGTTAGATCAGTTAAGATGAACTCTTCTGGAACATCAGAAGCAATTAGATTAAATGCACTTTCTGTTAATGGCGTTAGGGATGTAAGAATACGAGATGCATCGTTCGGCCTAGGTTCTTTTGACGTAATCATAGTTCCTGACTCAACTCAGTCAAGCCAAACTATAACTAGATCCGTCTTTCTTGCCCTGCAAGACGCAAAACCTGTTGGCGTAAGAATGAATATTAGACAGGCACAAATGGTTCCTGTCTCAGTGGTAGCAAATATAATGGTTCCTACAGGCTCTACAGCTGCAAATACAAAAGCGATAGGAAACCAAGCTGCGTACTTTGCTAAAAGATATTTAAACTCCATGTCTATTGGAGACCCTTTGAATATAAATAGTCTAAAATCTCAGATTTCTGCAGCGTCAGATCTCATTACAGATGTTATAATTAACTCGATAACAATCAACGGTGTAGAGATACCTATTGAAAACTTTTTATTGCCTGATGAAAGGTCATACATGGTAGCTGGATTAGTATCAATATATCCAACTATAATAGGTCAAACATCATATTAACAAAGCGGGTTTAAATGTCCTCAGAAAATTATTTTTTAGTTAAAACAACGTCCATAGTAAAAGCTCCTAATATGGCTAAAGCAAAAGCTATAGCTTCTGGAGCAGACGATCATGGTCATCTTCTAAATCAAAAGATAGAAATTGAAGAAAAGAATGAATTAGACGTTGGAAAAATTGTGTCAAAATTCGATGATAAATACGTCTTCTCAAAATATGAGAATGAAGATTCAGAAGAATACCAATCAGATAATAATGACTATTCTTCTTCTTTTGTTTCTGTTAATGAGGATTTAGTAAACTTTTTAAGAACAGAAAATAAGCGACTAGCAAGACTCGCAGATAAACACAAGAACGTAAAAGAGGACGCACTTGCTTCGGTGTATGAGGCAGCATACGAAGCCTTCTCGAATTTTGAACTACCAAAGATTGACTATAAAAAGTCTTCAAAGAACGTTTCTAGATCAGCCCCTGAAACTGCAGTAGCAGTATTTGCTGACTGGCAGCTTGGTAAGGTAACCTCAACATATAATTCAGAAGTTCTAGCAAAAAGAATAGAACTTTATACGCAAAAAATGTTAGAAATAGTTGAGATTCAAAGACACCATCACAATGTTGACAGACTACATGTATGGCTTTTGGGCGATATAGTTGAGGGGGAAGAGATATTTCCGGGACAAAGCCACCTTTTAGATGCTGGTCTTTATAGGCAGGTGGGGATATATGGTCCTGAGATTCTGACTAAATTCATTACAGAAAGCCTGCAGCATTTTGAACACATTCATATCACTGGGGTAATAGGAAACCACGGCGCTGTTGGCGGTAGAGCAAGAAAGCAGCACGATCCAGAGACAAATATGGATAGACTTCTATACAAGATTGTTAGTTGGATATTCAAAGATGAGCCAAGAGTTACGTTTGATATTCCAGACGGCAGAGGAGAAAGAAGCTTCTATGCAGTAGATAGAATAGGCGACTACTCCACACTGTTGATACATGGAGACCAAATGCCTTCGCCAACAGCATTCCACGGTTACTTTAAGAAGGTAATGGGTTGGAAAGATGGAGCAATTGAAGACCATTTTGATGATGTTTTTATGGGACATTATCACCAGCAAGTAAAGGTTACTATAGGTAGCGGGCTACTAAGAATCTCTGGTTCACCAGAGAGTAACAATACATATGCGCAAGAGTACTTTTCGTCTATGAGTAGACCATGTCAACATCTTATGTTCGTACATCCTCAAAATGGAGTTACATCTGAGTATTCCATTTGGTTAGACGGCGTATAAAAAATACTGAGGTTTAGATGAAAAGCTATGTTTTAACATTAACAAATATACATTTTACCAAAAATGGTAAAGTATGGACATCTGAACCAATTGACCTATATGACAACTCTAGCTATACAAACTTTTCAACCTTAAGATCTAGATATGGGTTAAATACTTTTGGTGACTACACTTTTGTTGGCAATAAAGTATTAACCTCAGCTACTCCATCAGTAGAAAGGCGGAGTGCTTGTTACTGATGTTGGTGAAATAGTCAAAGAAACAAATGCAACACAGTATGAGGTATTTAGATACGACCAAACTTCTGGTCAGTATTTTATATTTGATCTAGAGCAAGCTTCTCCATATTGGATTTTAAGACCAGATGTATCTTCTCAACCTGTATATAGATTTGTTGATACAACATCTAGAATAGATTTAGTAGCTTATAAATCTACATTTTTAGGAAACCCATCTTCTGAGCCTATTGAATACACTCTTCAGGTTTATGAGTCAGATGATGTTATAGAGTCGGCTACGCCTTTTTGGATTCCCAATCAAGTATCTGAGCAAACAAACTATCTTTTTATACAAAGATGTAAAAGATTTGTTAAGTTTGAGGTTGAATTTTTTAGCGATCTTGATGAATCATATTTCGTTGGAGCAACTCCTACAATAAACTACATATTATTAGTAGAAGTTCAGATAGCAGACGCTAATCCATCAAACACAACTTTTACAACTAGAGACATAGTTAAAAAATTTCCTTCGTGGACAAAAATATATGAAGACTCTTTAGAGGGAGCTACCCCAAGGTTTGACGAACCAAAGAGTCTTGGAGGAAAATTAATCAATGCATCTGTGGGTGATCACCTAGATAAAGTTGAATCAGCAATAGATTATTTTGATCTAAACAAGTCTATATCTGGAGCTAATACAGATTCTTTAGCTTGGATATATTCAACGACATCCGTGCCTAGTGCGGTTCATTCAGTTTTTGCTGATGATATTGAACTAAGTGGAATCGTGAATTACTCTGATTTCATCAACCATAGAGTTGGTGATTATGTTTATTATTTTAATCCGGTTGATAAAGTAGTTCTTACACTAGAAAAATATACAAAGTTCTATATAAATAATATATCTTATGAACAAAATGAAGTTCTTGTATTTAATATGTTTGATGACTTTGGTCTTCGAGTTGGTATTCCGAGATTAAAACTCGAATCAAATGAAAATTATAAAAAAAGAATTCTTGATGTATACAAAAATCCTCCAGGTACTGGCATAAATGCTTTTAAGAGAACATTAAGAAGAGAATTAGACCTATGGAAAGCAATTGGATCTACTCCAGATTCTGATTTTGCAGGAGCAACTCCGGAAGTTCTCGAAATGCAAGACATAGAAAAGCTTTCAAAGTTCTTTTACGAAAACGGAAATCCAACAAATAATTTCACAGATTTTGTTTCAAGAATGAATAGAGATTATCCGACAAACTGGGGTTTTGTTTCTTGGTCTGATTTGATATGGGACTATGCAGGAAGATTATCAGAAGGAGTTTCTCATGTTCCTTTTGTGTATGATCGCCCACTTATGGAGGCAACTCCATCATCTTATTATCAACATGGAGTTGGAGATTTAAGTGATATTAAACTTCAAATTACAGAAAATGAAGATTTTTCTAGTGATGAGAATATATTAAATAATATTTCTGATGACCAAGTACTAAGAAAATCCGCAAAAGTTGTTCTTTCTGGAGTCGAAAAAATTGGATCAAAAGAAATCTATCCTCCCATAAACGTTGACTTTGATTATTATACAGAGTATGAATATCTGTCTTCAAATAGTCCAACCGCAACAGTAAATTACACCATAGAATTAACTACTGGCGGAATTGTCTACTACGCAAATGCTACTAAATATGCAAGAAACGATACTCCAATTAGAGGATCTTCTGCTACTCCAGATTATCTAATTCACAATATATTTAGTCAGACAGACAATAGGACTGAACCAACACTAAGGTTCAGGAGTAAAGTCAACAATTCAGAGTATCGTGATTTTTCTGCAACTCCTTCAACATATAGAATACCATCAAATATAGTTTCCTCTGGCTCAGTAAAGTATGGGCACTTTAGATATTCTTCTTCTACTCCAAGATATGAAAGAATAAATCATTCAACTCCAAATCAATCTTATCTAGCACTAGCTTCTTTGGGTCAAATATATTCAGCAAATTATCCAACAGGAATATACTTTGATTCTACGCCATCTTTGTCTCAATCAAGTCCGTCTTTTGATAATTTTAATGTTAGATATGCCTCAGACATGTATTCATACAGCGTTTCTACAGGTTATACACCTAAGATTAGAAGAAGAATAACACTGGCCCCCTATGCTAACTCTATGCAGTCAGCAACTCCAATTCAGACCATACCATTTTCAAGCTTTACTCAAAACATATACCAAAGGTGGGGTGGAGCAACACCAAAATATCTGCACATAGATAACGTTGGCCCTTCAGCATATATTGATCCAGACTATGCAACCCCTTCGGACAATGGAGCAATTGGTTACGGTGGTTTTTCCTATCATCCAGAGTTTGATCAGGACATTCTTGTTCCACATATATTAATTAGAAAAGACGAGTCAACAAGCTCTATTGAATTATTTGCAACTCCGAAATATGACATTAGTAGCGGCGCAGCTACACCACAAAATATAAATATATATTGGGAAAAAAATCAATTGTTAGACAGCAATAAATACTATACAAACGATGGACAAATTCAATATAATTATCCTTTTGTTGTTGGGCAATGGAAGTATTTTGAAAAGGAATTAGCAACACCGATTACTTTTGACATATCATCTAGAGGTATCATCAAGAATGAAGAGGACGCAAAGACAGGGGTAATGTTAAGCGATGTTGTTGTAATTAAAGATTTTCATAGATATGAATTTGGATTTAATCAAAATAATTCTTCAAACTATATCATTAATTATATAGAGGTTATGCCGTACCAGGAATCGTCTAATAATGTTATTATGTGGCTAGATAAAAATAATATAAAACCATATTTTACAGTTAGTCAAGATGATGATTTAAGAATTCCCAATACAGAAGTAGAGCCTTCTGATTTCTATGAAGAGAAATTCTCTGGAGACCTGACAGATGGGTACATAGAAGATGTTACAATAAGAGCAAGACTTAATACTAGGACTAATCCAAATCTTGGATCAGAAATCCACACTGGCTGGTATTATTTGGACGAAGAAGAGACCTATGTCTATGCTAGGCCAAAACAAGAATCTTTTGTTAATAGCGGATCAACTCCAAATTATTCGTTCAGGCTTGCTAATGCAGCAAGGCAGAGTGCTCCCATAATAATAGATATTTCTGAATATCCAGAAAATCTTCTGACCAGAACAAACTTTGTAGAAGAAAATGATAGGTCATTAAATTCATTCTATAATATAGAGTATATTGAAGCAAAAAATTCTAACAATCTTTATTTAGGCTACAAAAATGTATACGACGTATCGGTTTTTGATTCAGTAACTAATAGTTTTGTCGTTGAAAACAAATTCTCAGAAACAGAAAAGATTACAGTCAGCGATCACGCAACACCTATAATCTTAGAAGAGGGAAGAGAATATAAGGTAAAATATAGAGTTAGAAACTCATATTATGTAGACAATGAAGATTACAATAATGGAGTAATTGGTACAAAGATTTATTTTGATTCAACACCAATGTATGGAGCAACACCTTTACAGGGTCCTTTTACATATAATGTTACATATGAGTCTTCAATATTTGACACAGCTACGCCAACAGGGCTATATCACTCTCCAATAGTATCTTTGAATAGTGAACACTTTGTGTATTTAACCAATTCAAATTATGAATACGATAGATTTATTGCGCAGATGAACCCAGCTGTTATAAGTGATAATCGCAATGCGGACTACTCTTTGCTCACCATAGAAAGCCTGGATAAAAATCTCAATCCAAAGCCTTATCAAACTTATTCAATATCTTCAAGCAATTTATCTGCAACTCCATCAACTGTTACAACAAACGATGAAGGATTTGCTGTTGTAGAACTAAGATACAAAGGGGCCTACCCAGCAACAGTTAGTTATGACACAATTCTAATCTCTGGAGTTGCCTCAGAACAAAGCGTAGCAACCGATAGTGCAACTATAAACTATCAAATTGTAAGATCAGCACAAACAACAAATAGACTTATAGCAGAAAATTCACAGCAAACAATAAGGGCAGATGGTCAGTCTTCTTTATATGTAACAGGAAAAATTATTTCTCAAGACAGCACAGTTAATAATATAAGAGTTTACTATAGAAAAGCAAGAACACTAAAAGACGCATTTGATCTACCTTATAGCTCATCAGTACTCAGTTCTCAAAACGGAAGTTTCTCCATAGGACCAATTACCTCTCAGAATGCAGCCACACCAGGATACTGGTTTATGGTTATTGATTCTGTTATGGAAGATGGTTCAGTGACAAATATAAGCCCAGAAACGATTGTTGGTGACATAGTCCACTGGTACGAGGACGCAGATGATGTTATCACTTCATCTAGCATTAGAGTCTATCCAATTCAAGAATCTTTTATAAGTAATCAAATAAACTATTTCTATGCAACGCCAGTCTACAAAGTTTCATATATAACAGGAGATGAATCAATACCATCTGCTAAGAATACTTTAAATATACCATCTTGGGTTAAGATCCCCAGATATGCGCAGTATCAGGCTGGAATACTTGGAGATGGTTACTATGAGTATAAGAATCAAAACAATGTGTATCCAAGTTAAATATTATAAAATGGATGTAAGATGAAAAAATTTAATAATAATATAGAAAATTCTAATGAAAAAAAGATCAAAAAGGGTTTAACTTTACCCTCTGATGCAATAAATCTTGGATATATAAAAACAGAAGATGTAACACCAGGTTCTTCTTTAGTGGTTATAGATTCATCTACTGCAATTAAAGAAAATGTTTTAGAATTTAAAAACAAACAATCTTCTGTTTTAGCAAATGAAGTCGGCATGCTTTACGATCCCATAACTGGATCAACAAGATTCCCAACAGAAAATGTTTATGTTTCTGATTTTAGGGCGTCTGAGCCAGTTGACACTAAGTACGTAGATGTAATCAAATTAAATCAGAATACGTTTGGAAAGTTGTCTAGCTCAGATTACTACCACTCGTATTATGTCAGTAGATATTTTACCGCACAAGAAAACGTAAAAGGTAGCTCTATTAATTTTATAGACTATGGAAATAGAAGAATAGCTTCACTAGAAAATTCCTTAGATACCCAAAGAAAATCTAGGGCAAGTTTAAATATATCAATAAATGACATATATGTAACCTATGCTGACGGATCTCCGTATGTAGATCAAAGTGGAAAAAAGAAATACGATATATTCTTAGAGTCCTACAACGAAAAAAGAATATCTCAGTTTGATAGGATTTGTAGGATAATAGTTCTAATAGAGGATCCCAACCCATCTAATTTGATATTAGTTTATCCAAAGCTTGAATTAACCAGTGATTTAGAAATAATCAATGAAAACATAAAACACTCCGAACAAATAAACGCAGTACCACTTTTTACAAAAGAAGGCGAAGAAACTTTTGCAGTTGATGTAGCAGCAAGGTATAATAAAACTTTTGCTACAAAAAGTAGCGAAAAATTAGAAGACATGTTTTCTACTGGTGGAGCATTTGATTCTAGAGGTTTTAATATATATGTTAATAGAAAAGCACTGCCGGACAACAGGTCTTATGAAGTTTTTAACTGGAGAATTATTGGTAAAGTAAAAAGAACTTTAGACTACGCAAATAGAATAGATGGGTCGTCAAATGGATCCGATAGATCTGCGGGAATAATTAAAGCTGCAGTTATAAAATCTAATACAAAAGAATCATATGTTGAACATCATAAAATATTTGGTAAATTTAATTCTCAAAATAATCCAATTAATATATATAATTATGTATTCACAAATCCAATTGCTGATGCTCGACAGATTCAGAAAACAAACTCAGACGATACCTATTGGACTGTTGATTTATCAACAATAACAACTGCGCAAGCAAGGTCGTTTGATATTCTTGTTCTTGTAATAAATGAAAATACAAACATAACAACTTATGTTGAAAAAATACGAGATTTTATTAATTCAGGTGGATGTCTATTCATAGAATCTGAAGGAACTTCGATATCAGACTCGGTAAAAAGCATTTTTCCAGTAGTGCCAGGATCGCTTCAATCTGGAGTAGCAACAGGATCTTTGACTTACAATAGGTCTGAAAGCAGTATCTATTCAGAGTTAAACTTAAAATCAGAGAATCAATCTTGGGATATATCTGCTAGCGAGTTTGATGCTGGATACGGAGTTTATGGGTTAATTAATAATTCTGGAAATGCACTAAAAGCTCTTCCAACAAACTTTTCTAATAACTCAGTAGTATCCAACAGTGTTGGCCCTGTAATTGCTCAGTTTAAAAAGAACTCTCAAGAAACATCGTCAATAACTGCTGGAAATATAATCATAAATACTGTTGGAATAAACAAGAAGGCAGGAGCAGACTACCTTCAAAGTACGTCACCAAACGCATCAGGGGCAAATACATCTTTTACGTTGTTGACATCCGACTCTGAAGGACCACTAAAGTTTTTCTATAACAGCATGATATCTGGAATTACCTCAAAGTACTACACAACATCAAATGCTGCCAACACATTTACTCAAACCTTAACGTTACCAACTTTGTTTCATGCTACAAGTTGGAAAACAGACTGGTGCCTCAACGGCCCAACATCAAATGACAATAACCCATATAATGATATTTTAATTAAGAATGATGACATTGATGAATACGCTCTATATAATATATATAGAGAGCAGAACGGCGATCTTTTCAGGATACTTGGACCCAAAAACTATAAACAAATATTTTTAGAAGACTTTAATAGGTCACTACCAAGCCAATATGCAGAGGTATATGCTTCATCTGGAGAAGATGTTATAGAGTATTACGTCGAATTTACAAACTCTACAATATCTCCTAAAGTTGGAACAATTATGCAGGGCCCTGTTTACTCTGGAATTACAACTCCATATAAAACTTATAAGCTTACTTTAGATGAAGCTAATCAGATACCAACATTTAAAACCTCTACAATATCTCTGCCATTCAATGTGCCTAGAGATTTTGGACAATTCTATATATCAGATAGATATAGATTAGTAGAAAATAGAGTAATAAATCAACCAAATGTAATTAATGATAATATTTATAATTATCAATACAATTTTAAAACTTCATGGAACAAAGTTGTCAGTTCAGAGTCTTCTTTGTCTGTTGATATATCTCATAGAATATCTTTTAGAATTAAAATACCTATAACCTATCAACGAGCAGCAACTTCAAATAATCCTGGCACAGACACAGAAGCATCAAATTCAGATCAAAGTAAAATTATTTATTGGGAATTTAGCCAAGAAGCTTTTAGCTCAAGTAAAGCAACTGTAGTTGGTGTAACTGGAGCAGTTTATCCTGGTTCTGTTTCTGCAATTATGGGCATCAAAATACCTGAAACATACGCTGTTAGGCAGGATCTTGTTGACTATGAAAAATCTCATAACTTTACAGTTAGAGGTTACAAAGATGAGTGGAACCACTATCCGTATACTGGCGACATAGATATAACAGGTGAGAATAGACAGTATTCAGTAAATTCTGAAGATCTTCAAACGGGAGACTATGTATACTATATACAGTCTACGCTAATAGCTGATGGGTACAATATTGCCAGTGATGGAACCTTTGGTCCAAACACAAACACAGCTGTAAGATCTTTCCAACAAAAGTATGGACTTGGAGTAATTGATGGTCAAGTGGACTCTCAAACAAAGAGCGCTCTTGCCTATTTTTGGATAAAAAAGAATGATGAAGGAAAACTAGATTCAGAAAAAACAAAAATCAAAAATTATTTTGAGAGCAGAAAAAAACCAGGTATAGCAGAAAAAATTATTGCCTTTGTAGACAAAGCAATACAATTTGCGGATCCAAAAGAAGTTTCAAAAACTGGAGCCATTAGAAGAATTAGTTATACAGATTCTAAAAAAGCTCCTTCTGAAATAGAAGCAACTATTTATTTAAAAATACCAGCATCTGTTTTGAACGCAAAGTTTATAGAAAGTATTGAGATAAAGGCTGGTAGAGCAAAACTTTATGTTGACAGCATTATTCTTAGTGCTAAAGATTACGATATTACAACTGGATTAGGTCAATTCCTTATAGACGACCTTTCATCTTCTTGGCTAAATTCAAAAGATCTTTCTGGAAGAAAGACTGTTGAAATACCAGCTACTGAGGCACAAGATTTTCCACTTGATGGAGTTTCTGGGACTGGTTGGAAATATCTTATACTCAAAGTAAGAGGTTCACAACTTCCAGTAAATAAATATGGAACTGGAAAAGGAATTTTTATAGAGGGAGTTTGGTTCTGGTGTCAAGTCGACCAGAATAATCCTGGAAATGGTGGAGGAAATACACCTCCACCACAAGTCACCGTCAACGCCAATGTGTATGCGGATGTATATTTTGATTATACAAAGAATAATATAACTACAGCTAATTCACCGCAGTCTACATCATTTACATCTGCAACAGTTAGATCTTTAACAAATTTGTATGTTTCAAGAATATACGAAGTCTTAACCGATAGCACGGAAAGAGAATTTGCATACACTTCTGTATCAGATAACTCAATAATTCCAGGAAGAATTATTCCGATATCTACTTCAGATTATGAGACTACAGCAGTTGCAAACTATGATAAAGTTAAATTTAAAATGCAGGAAGCATCGATAGAAAGTAGCGCAGCAACAATTAGTAATTTTGCAGTTGCAGAAACGGGATCAACTCCATCAACAACTCATCAATACATTAACTACATAACAAGATCTATAACGAATACCCAAAGTGCAAACCAATATACAATTCAAACCACTTATGATTTAAACATATCAGCACTCTCCTCCACCACACAGTATGGAGGAGAGCAGGTTCTTGGAGAACACAGACATTTATATGTTGCTAACCTAAGAACAAATCAGAATCCAGCCCTGGCAGTAAGTCCAATAAACAAAAATTCAATCAATTACATAGATGGGATTGTTTGTTTTAGTGATGCAAACGGCAGACCGGTTGGTTTTCCTAATTTTATAACAGCAAGTTCTTCTTCTGATACGTCATCTGTAAACATTACAAATATATCAATACAAACTAATAACAATTTTAATAGCCAAGGAATTATATATGGTTTTTATGATCTATCAAGTAGAAAGTTTTTAGGGCAAAACATTTCGTACGCAGAATATGAAGAAAGAAATGGTCCAGAAAATGTTTACATAGGAGCTATAGCAACTGATTATGACGGGAATACAGTTAGTGACGATATTGATTTTACAGGTTTTTCTGCAATACCGGTTTCTACTTTACAGGTTCCAAATAAAATAATATCTCCAATATACAATGTTTACATGGATGAAAAAGTTGCTATTAAAGTTATTACTCCTCAGTCATCTTTGGATAAAAGAGATCCATGGTATGTTTCTGTAACATCTGGATCTTTTAATAAAAATATTGAGGTTAATCCTCACATTATACAAAACGATGACATATTATGGATGTCAAAGTATCACAACGAAGTATCAAATAAAATACAAACTAAGGCGTTTTATGATACAACATACTACAATAATGTAGGGTGGTCTCAAATTTTAGGTCAACCATATATAGACGTTGTAGATGAAATACCTGATTTAATTGATTCAAGAACAATTAGGCTGCGACAAGTTCCATTTGCAAATATACATGAACCATCTGATGATCCTGAGTATTTTTCTTCACCAATAAAACCATTCGTATTCATAGACATAAAAGAGAATGGACAATGGAGAAGATTAAAATTCTCTGAGATTGATTCTTTTAATTCAAATTCTGGGATAGTGTATACTAAAGCAAATGTTATACCAAATGATCCAAGAGATATTAGGGTTAAGTATGCGGTTAAAGCAGCAGCAGTACCAATTAAAATAATAGATTCAAAAATTATTAAAATAAATCCATTTATATATAATTCTGAAATTGAATATAATAAACCAATTTATATATATATGATACCTAGAAGTGTTCAGATCATTGGTTTTGAAGCAGCTCAAAGGGCAAATAACGATATTTATGAAATAGATGAAACAATTAAATTAACTAATGATAATAGAATATTTAATCCAACTCATCCAAAATACAATCCTTTTGCACAGCTATTAGCTACTATATATGTTATAAATGAAAGTCTATTAGATACTTTAGAGCTTCAAGACCTAAGATTAAAGGGTGGCGGAATAAAGTATGACGCAAATCTGATAGAATTGATGCAGCAGCATCCTGAAGCAAAGTCTTTCTGGGACATTAGTGGACCAAGAGGATTTGCATACAGCAGCGGAGGATACGTGATCGTAAGATTGCCTGCGCAATTAAATAATTACATGAGTGAATCAGCCATTAGGGAAATAGTAAGATCTTCTCTAACTGCTGGTGTAATCTTTGAGTTACAAGATTATTCTGGCCAATCATGGAAGGAAAGTTAAAATGAAAAATAAATTACCTTCTTATATAGATTCATATTCTTTTGGTTCTAGAAAAATATATTCTGATTTAATAATAGAGGCAAAAAAAGATAAAAGAAATATATCTGATATAGCTAAAAAGTTGGTCAACTCAAGTGCCTTAAATAGGTATGTTGGGATAGGTGTTCAACCCTATACAAATGGAAGCGTTGATACATTTATTGACTTTTTTAGAAATATGAATATTGAAACAGTAAACTACTTTGATTCAATGAATCTTATAGGTTCAACTCTTAATAGTATGATTGATGTTCTTGGTTCCGAAGTCGCAAAACTGGAAAAAAATATTAAAGAATTAGAAATATATGTTGATAATTTTTCTTTTATTTCTGGAGAAGATGACTTATTTAATGGATCTTTTGTAGAGACTTTTTCTGATGATTCTAATTTGTTTAAAAATGATAATTATTTTGAAAGATATAAAGATAGAGATGGATCTTATTTTCTAGACAATGAAATAGCAATGGTAGATGTTGTTTCTGGAACCATGAAAAATGGAAACAGTTTTTTAACTGTACAAAAAAATCCAACTATAAAAGACTATAAAAATAATTACAGTTCGTACATATCTTCTTCTTCTAGTTTAGAAAATATGTTTTCTGATAACTCTTTTAAATCATGGAATGTAACAATCAAATCACCAACAATATTAAGATCTAGAATTACAGATTTTGAATCTGATGTTGGCTATGATTACTCACAGATATCTGGAGCAAATGCTAGCGTTGTGTTTGACTTTGATTCAACACAAAGAATAAACTGCATTAGAGTAGCGCCAAATATGGGTGTAGACTTTCAGGTAGTACAAGTTATTCTATATCCACTGGGGATAGATCAAGGTAATAAAACATTGGTTTTAGATTCTCCTATTTTGGTAGATTCTGTTAAAGATATTTCTTTTGAAGAAAGAACAGTTAAATCTGTTAAACTAATTTTTAATCAACCAAGATATAAAAGAATACAACTAACCGCTTCTTCCTCAGAACAACAGGCAAAAATATTCAATGATTACATATCTAAAATAAGAGAAGCTAGAAAAAATAGTCACGACAAACTCCAAGATATTGTTTATTCATATTTTTTAATAAGAAATAATATAGCGTATCAAAATAGTGACCCAAGATATGTGCAGACAATGTATACATATAGATACCCATGTTCTGAAACAGAGCCAGTTTATGGGTCTTTAAGTGAATTTTTATCTGATAAAAAATCATTCATAGAATTAGATGCTAAAAACAAGTTTAGTTCAAACAACCCAGTAACTATTTTCGTTGAATCAATTGTTTCATATGTTCTTGGCTCCAAGTATAGAATGTCTCCATCGGTTTATATATCAACTAAAAATTCTTTTAATCCATTAAAAGTTTCAGATATTGATCATAACGGAGCGCTTCCTATCTCTGGTTACAATCAACCATATTCCCAATCTTCACATAGTGAATCTCAAATGATAGCAACCTCTAGCCTATCTGATCTGCATGGCCAATTATTCAATAATGATATAACTGGATCTTACGAATACTCAATGTCAATTAAAAGTATTAAATTTGGTAGCGTAATTAACAGTTCACCTTCAAACTCAAATGTTGGAAATAATCTGAGGCAGTCAAAAACATTCTTTATTTCAAGAAGAATACAAACTGGTGGCTATATAGGAGCGCTAAAAATTAAGTCAGTTAATGAAATTCCTAAATCAACAAATTCAAATCTAGACTTAAAAGATACTGCATCAATAGAATACTCTGTGACTATCGCACAAGATGCTTCAGAAGACTCCGCTTGGATTCCCATTCTTCCGTATGGGGAAAACTCCGTAACGACAGAAATGCTGATGCCTACCCTAGGAAACGGTAGGTGTAGACTAAGATTTGCAGCAGTTTTTTCTAGCCTTATTGTTTACGAAAACGGAAAAAGAATACCAATGTCTAGGATGGCAGCAGACGGAACATCTTTTGGTAGGATAATTACAATATCATCTTTTGACCCATCTAAAACATACATTGCTAGTTACAAGGTTGATAGACAGATAACTGATCCAAACATAGTAGATTTTTCTTTAGTTTCTGGTCAAGCTTTTTATTCTAGAATAATATTTGATGAGAATGGCACAGGAGAACCATTGTCTACTCAGGGTTCAGAAAATAAAGCAACCCTTACATATGATCCTTATATAGATTATTCAAAGTTTTCAGTAGATTATTCATATTCTGATGTAACTGGAATGAATTATAATGGCACTAGAGATCAATATCGTCCTGTGCAAGTTAAGTTAGAAAATGGATCTTACGCAATCAATTTAACTAACTATCTTCCAAATAGAAATGTAAAATATGCACTGCCTAGCTTGGGAAGTTCTCAAATATACTTTATTCAGCAGGGGCGAAATCTGGTTTTTAGTCAATCTGTTAAAAACTTTAGGGCAATATATGAATATATTCCAGAAAATATGAGATACAAAATTGTAATAAGAAGTTTTGATAGCGATATAGAATCAAGCGCGTACGTAGATAATTTTGTGTTAAAATATCAGATTAAGAAAACAGATAGTTTTTCTGACAAACTCTTGAAAGTAGTATAAATTATGGCACAAGTATCACCAAATACGTCAACATATGATTCAGCCGTATATAAGATTTCAAATTTTTTTGATAGATATTATAATAATGAATTTAAAACTCATGAAGATTTTATTAACGAATATCAAAAACTACTAAGTGAAGTCGAAGGTGCAGCTTCGGGGGTTATAACTCAGTACAATCCGCTGGTTAGGCGGACAGGTTCCGACCTCAAATCAAATATTAAAATACTCAGCAGATATTACAGCGGATTCCGCCATAGTTTCCAGGCAGATAGATTACCTAGCTGCTAAAACAATTTCTGCATACAATCTTTTTAGTTCTGAGATAGCTAAAGAATCTAATTTTCTTGAAAAAATAAATTCAAAAGTAAAAGTATTACAATTATACTCAAAGAGTTTTAGTGACGACGTGTATTACTATGGGGACTCATTTGATAACTTAGAAAAAGTTGATACTACCACTAATTACAGTATGCCGATAGCTGATGTGGTAAACGGATCACTTTCCCTTCCTGTCGTAGCAGGATCAAAATGGGCTGCAGACAATGTTTATATTAAAGAAAAAGACCAAAATAATAATATAGTATCAAATGGCATTTTAGGGAATAGCCATATGGCTTATTTTAATGGCCAACAAAGTTCAACTACGCTACCTCAAACGGCTTCTGAATATAAGTACTTCTTTGAAAGAACACTATCTTCATCTGTTACAGACGCAATCAGAGATGATTCACCAAATACATATTTTGAATACGAAAAATTTAATATATCAAATTTAAATGGATCTGATTTTGATTATGAGTTTAAACACAGAAACATTATTAATAATCAAAATACATTTATTCCATGGTCTACTAATGATAACAGCCCACTTGTTATGGAACTTGTCTTAGAAAAAAGAAGTCCATATATAGCTAACTCTATAAAGGTGACGCCATTTTTTGGCCATGAAGAATCTGCGGTTCAGTCAATCTTACTAAAAGAAGTCAATGTATATACTTCTGACTCAAGTTTTCCTCAAGTAGAAAATGTTTTACAAAAACCAATAAACATAGGTTCATCTGTAGTCCCTGCCGCAGATGTTGATATTAACTATTATTTTTTTAAAGAAGCTAATATAGATTTTTCAGAAAGAAGAGTATCAAAAATATCATTAAAGTTTGAACAAAGCCAATCCGTAGGCGTAACAATCAAACATGTTTACTGGGATGTTTCTTCTGTTAGAACAAGTTACCAATTTCAATTAGATGAAACAATTAGATTAAACAGGCAAAACATAAACCTGACATCGGCAGTAAGTTTAATACCAAATACAAGATCATCCTGGTCGGCAAATGCAAGATTTAATCCAAACTTAGTGTATGCAGATCCAAAAGTTTCAGAAGTATCTGGTATAGAAAACTCTGTTTCAAGATTAATGAACCCAATCGCCAATACCATATTTAATCAAATATCAACAAATTTAACTCAAGCAGTTTCTATCATCGCTAAAAAAGAAGTTGTTTATGATTATTATGTTATGAAAGTTTTAGACAAAAGAACTGGAACAACCGCAAACCCTGTTTACAAATATCTAGAAATTCCAGACTCAAGTGGAATAGGCTTCAAGCCGATTACAACAGGAACGGTTATTCCTTTTCCGGGAGCAACACCAGTAACGGAATGGCAATACGAATTATCTTTAGCTCCCAGCGGTGCAACTCCTTTTGTTACTTGGTGGCCAGCAACGCATAAGTTATACGGCAATACTGCAATTAGAGAAGAAACAAAGAAGTTTCTGTCATCTACTGACATAAACGATCCAGTAATTGGTTCAAGACTTTTACCATACGCCGCAACTCCAAACTACGCATCAATTGCAGCTACCCCATATCAAAATTTTGGAATTACCGAAGAAGCTTTTGACTGGTGGATGACAAAGTATAAACTTACAGGAGTGCATAAACAAGACTTCTATAAAGGTACCGCAACCCCAGCATACTACTTGGGAAATTACAAAGTTACAGACAGCGAAATATTGTCAGAAAAACAACAGGTAGTAGCTAATCCGAATTTTATTTATAATATAAATTTAAATAAAAAGTACGAGATATTAAAAGATGGAGATATATACAATGGCCAAAGATTGAATGTAAGAAGATGGTCAATTGGATTAAGGGATCTTAAAATACAAAGCAATTCTTATCAAACAATGGCAGAAGTTATATCTAAACCATTTAACTTTCCATATCCAATAGAGTTTTTAATGCTTAACTCAGAATACTTTATACCAGCTGAGTACGCTTCGCAGCAAATAAATCAAAACAATAGGTACTTGTCTTACTATATATCAATAGATGATGGTGGCGAATGGCTGCCAATATCTCCTGTTGAAGATCCTTTTAATCAATCTATACCAGAAATATACGCGTTTGGTCAAAATGCTTCCGCAGAAACAAGAATACCAGGAGTTGCGTATGTTTTAAATACTCCTAACATAACATCTGTTAGAGTAAAAATCCAGATAGAAAGACCATCTTTTGTAAGTGGAACTCCAATTGTAAAATCATACCAGTTGGCAGCAAAGGTTAAAAGATCATGATAGAAGATATTCAAAAAAGAAGATTCCTTAATAATCTCTATAAACTCGCGTATGCCTACGGAAATAGAATAGATGAAGAAACCGTAAAGGATGAGTATGCGGCTTATTTTAGACAAAATCCACCTGGTGCGCCCATGTCATTGGAGCCAGAAAATTTAAGATCACAAAATATAATAAACATAGACTTCATTAACCATATGATGGCTATGTCTATATTTAATATGGACGTACTTTATGATGCAGTGTTTGAATCAGTTGAAGATCTATTTTCAATAGTTACTTCTTTAAACGCAAGGATAGACTCCCTTAGGTCTAGAAGAGCTTCTTTAGAGAATAAAATAGATGATCATATATTTTCTATTACCAATAGTGATGGATACTTTGCTTCTATATCTGAGCAGTTCACAGATTTAAGTGGAATTGATACAAAATTTTCAAATGCGTTCTTTGATCAGGATGCTAGATGCGTAACACTCCCCGTTATTGCATCAAGCCGGATTTAACAATTTTGGAAACAATACATCTAGATCTAACGATGTTTCTTATTCAATCTATTTAAATGGAACCGTTGTACAACAGTCTGCCCCAGCTGGGCAAACATCATCATTAATGTTTGATGGACTATCAGACACATACTGGACAAGTACATATGCAGCAACAAGCCCAGGAGTAGTCACTCTTAAGCTAGACGTTAGATCACTTTCTGCGTCAGCAATATCAAAGATATATGGAAGACTTGTTTCAGAAAAGCCTTCAAAAATAATTTTACAAATAGCAGACTCCACAACAAATACTGGAGAACCAAAAGTTTTCACAGCACAATCAGAAGAAGATCATGATAATTTTGTCTTTAATTTTCAAAGCACAACGTTAAGTTCAATATCAATTTTTATTATAAAAAACGAACCAGATAGAATGGTCACATCTTCTGGCTCAACCGTCTATGAGTATGATTTTTCAATCAGGGAACTCGCAATATCAGGACCATATTATGATACTTCGGCAACATATGTGTCATACCCAATTACAATTAACTCTACTGATAACACTAAATATACAATTGATAGGGTCTCTCTTGACGCACAAGTTCAGTCCGGTTTACAGAGTTCTATAGATTTCTTTATCGCCCAAGATAATCCAGACGCTTTAACTGTAGATGATTTTGATTGGAGACCAATTTCTCCAGAAAACTTTGCTAACAAAATTAATCCAAACTTTATTGATTTTAATGGATCTAATTTAGAATATTTAAATATAGTGAACTCAAGCAGTGTTGGATCTTCAGCTAGAAACATCCAATATTTTGACGAAAGTCCAACAAGAAATATTCCTGGCTTTGAGAATATATCTTTATATAGAATAGCAAAACTTAATTCAGAAAAAGATTACATAGAACCAATCATACTAGAAGGAACTAACAGATACTCATGGTATAGGGTTCCTTATATCCAGGGATTATCTAGAGATAATCAAAGATGGAAGAATCAGATTCTAAGTGGAGCAGATACTACAGTGCAGGTAATAGAATCCAATAATACAATTTCAAGTTCAAGCTCTTTCTGGACAGCTCCCAACCTGGATTCTGGGGGAAGCGTATATATATCATTAGATATTTTATGTCCACAGGACATTACTTTTGAAAAAACATTTTCAAAAGATGATCAAAATTCATCTTTGTGGGATGTTTCAATATACCTAAATGGAAGCCTTATTTCTACCATATCAAACCAGATAAACACTGCAAATATATTGTGGAATCTTAAAAAAGGAAAAAATAATATAGCAATATTAATTGATGCAGCACCAAAAAATGCTGGCGAAACATACGGTGGACTAAGTGGATCTATTACCTTGTTACAGCAAGCCAGAATAAATCAGTATGGTTACATATATCAAAATTATCTGTCTAGTATAAATAAGTATATGTTAAGAGATAGTAATTCAGTTCTAAATAATGTTTTTTCTATTATAGAAATAGATACAGAAAAATATATAGTTTCTAATAAAAAGATTCTTCCAGATTCAAGAATATATTTTTATAATAATAATTCTACTTTTAATACAGTAAATTCAATTAGAGTTAAAGCAGAAATGAGAAGGCCATTGAGGGATTCTAAATCAACCCCAATGCTAACTTCTTATAGACTAAAATTTAAGAGATCAGAAACTATAGCAGATTCAATATCTATATCTGCATCTGATGCATTCGGAGGATAATCATGTCACCATATATGTATAACGAATTCGATAACACAAAAAACATTGTACAGCCTCAATTTATTAGATATAGAAATATTTATAGGGGCCCAAGAAATAGTCAAAAAGAAAATTTAGAACAAGATTCTTTTATCCAAGATGTTGAAAAGTTAAAAAAAAGAATAGTAAATGCCGAAGGAATCATAAAAACAATGACAGCTGCCTTCTACTTCCATAAAGCAGCTACGCCTAATACTTTAGACTCAACTCCATTTTTTTCGGCTAGTTTTTGGTACTATAATGACGAATCTCAAACTCCAGAAATTAATGGATCTACTTTAACTTTAAGTGACACAGTGGAGATATCTAGCAGACTTTTTAGAATTATGAAGAAAATAAATAGAATGGAAAATTAGGAGACCAAAATGGTTGATAAAATAACTACACAGAAAAGAACCAACCAGTACGGTGGAAACTATTCTAGCGACGAATATAACGCAAGAGTGGAAGAGAATTATCAAGATCTTGTTTATTTATACAATAAATATAATTTAATAGATAAAAAAATAAATGATTATTTTGGAAGATTAGTTAAAGACCATATATTTTTAACGCAAGCAGTCAGAGATGCAGAAGACAGACTGAAGGCTTTAGAAGCCTCAGAAAAGATGCTGTCTATACATTCTATGTCTCAGATTGAAAACTCAAGGTTTGCTGGACTTACCAATTATGCGATACCAAATGCTGAGCAGTTAAGCTTTAACTCAATATATAACTTTATAACACTCCCATATGTTTCTGCCTCCTCTATATCAACCCTTAAATCGTACGCATCGGATGGAAAGCAAGTGGTTCCTGATTATATTAACTTTAATATAGTCAGCAATTCAAACATAGATGCTCCAGGAGCCGTCTTGGATACAACCCCACCTTACTTTAGCCTATATGACACATACGACAAGGTTTGGTCAAGGTCGGTTATATCAGAAACTGCTGACCCACAAGGTGCAGGAATGTATTTTTATGTAAGAGTTCCACAAAATATTCCTAATCAAAAGATTAATAATATAAGATTTACACCCTATCCAATAAACTCAGTAGACATCCTTTCTGTAGAGTATACAAAGAACCCTACAGCAACGTTATCTCAATCAGATGGTTGGAGACCACTCAACGAACTTTCTTTATATAACGACGATACCAATGCTGTTGGGTACGTGGCTCCAGGTGGTTGGAATAGGGCTGTCAATTCAGACGCCGTGCTGGGTGCTGGACCATTATACTTTAATGTTAACATTCAACAGACAGACAACAGACCAGTCACAGCAGTTAGAATATTAATGAGACAGAGAAATTACTTTCAAGAAAACAACAAGTTCATATATACATATGGTCTTTCAGATCTTGACATCAGAGTCGATAAGTATTTGCCACAAGGCAAGGCTTTTATTAAATTTACTGCTCCAGAAAATACTTTAATTAATACTGTCTCAAGTGTAACCCCTAAGCTTTACAACGTTCCACTAAGTTTAATAGACCTATGCTTCGACTATAGGGTATTGTATCCGACTTCTGGAGGAGGATATAGTGAGTCACCGCAGGGTGGATCATCTAGCATATGGGTTGAGGTAAGCCTGGCTCAGCTAGATGATGGAACAGTCCCCGTATTGTCTGATTTGATAATCAAATACACTTAATTCTAGGAAAATTGATTACTATATAAATACAAATAACTTAACCACAAGGAGTTAAAATGGCAACTTTTTACGTTGGGCCTAGACCAGTTCTCAAGGGTCGTAGCACAGCCGATATGGTAAACCCATATAAGGGTACGGCTGGAACATATTCTTTCTACCCCTTATTTGCTAAGGGCCTCCTTGATGGAGCCCCAGACAACCATTACGTACCTGGTACTGGAGAGCGTCCTGGTAATAGATTCCTTTCGCAAATATTTAATGGGACCACTCTTTACATTCATCCATTATCTGGCACATTCCCTGATGGAACAGCCACATACGACGGTGCAAGATTTAAACCAAAAGAGTACAAGGGGTTAGATGGTGCAGTTGCGTTTCCATCTGGTTATGGCCATGCAGATCGTGTAACTGATTACAGCCTTTATAGCAATTACTTCTTTGATGGAGTAACTTCAGCAGAAATTTTTGCTGCCGGCTTTGGTCACGCAGCCAGAACAGAGGCACAAGGTGCTCCAGCTTCGTTTGGTGTATTTAGACCAACAGAGGCTCAGGGCGTAACAAGTTCTAAAATCTTTACAGATGGATATGGACAGGCAAATGAGACTGGTGAATATGGAAGAGAAAAAGTTCAAGAGTGGTACGGAGTTCCCTCAGCAAAAGCTCTTTAATTATTATAAAACTCCTTTAGATCTTAAAAAAGATGACAGAGTTTCAGGAGCCTATGCCTGGTTAGCAATTGCTGGATTAGTAATCTGCTATGATACATACGCAATAAAAACACAAAATGCCGAAACAATGACAAGGGCTTTTTGGAGAGCTACAGAATCTCCTCTTAAAGCAGCTTTGCCAATCATGGCATGGGGTGTTTTAACAGCTCATCTTTTAGCTGAAAAGAAAATAAGAAAAAGATTGTTTGGATAATAGATCGTTACAATAGCAAATACAACATATGGGTCGCATGTTTTGTTGATATAATAGTCAGCAAGGCGAGACCAGTAATCAATCCCGTCAATTTTATGACGGGATTGTTCATTTAATGGGCAAGTTGATAGGTTTTTCTGGTTTTAGATAGGTAGTAATAGGTGTCAAAAGGTTTATTAGAAAAAACAATAGAAGAAAATTCTTTATCACAAGAATTAGCAGACGAATATTTAAAAATATATATTGCCGACATAGATTGGGTTCCACATATCATAAAGTTGTGGAACAATTTTTATAATAAATCCAAAGATAAAGAGCAAGCAAATGAGATGGTTAAAAAAGCTATATCATGTGCAATCCTTTTGCCAGTAATTGATAATACAACGATTCCGAATCCTCCACATAGGCTTTTATTTTGGTGTACAGGATGGGTTCAATTTAATGAAAGAGATTGGTTTTCTTTATTCAAAGAGACAATCGAAAAAGATCTTGAAGTTAAAAATTATAGAAAAGAAGTTATTAAATCTGGTATTATAGATCCGATAGATTACTCCCCAATGAGTAGACAAGCTTTTAACTGGCTTTACGAAAGAGCATATAACTCTGGTGAAATTACAGAAGAAAATAAAACAGTAGTCACAGAAAAGTTAAAGAATATTGTAAGAATATATGGTGGTGCAGTCGTATGCAGTATCTTTATAAATCATGAAAACTTTTTAGAAAAAGTTATTAATTGGAGAAGTGGGTACTTCTTTGAAAAACAAATACATAGAGCTTATACAGTAGAAAAAATTAACAAAATCAAAAACATGGAATTTAGAAAAACTAATTCTGATTATATAAAGAAACCAAACAAGGAGATAAAATGACAATCGCTACACAAGAAGAGCAACAGGTACCAAATACAAAATCAATTTCAATGTATTCTTTTAAGGTTTCTGACGATTTTGTTGAGCAGTATCGCCAAAAAAGAGCACCTTTTGGGTACGTAGATGCTGGAGGCAACTCTGTTGGGGAGATCACCTTTCTTCGCACATATTCAAGAATTAAAGAAGATGGCACAAAAGAAACTTGGACAGATGTTTGCGAACGAGTAATTAATGGCATGTACTCATTGCAGAAAGATCACTGCAAAAAAAGCAGACTTCCGTGGAATGACGCAAAAGCACAAGCTTCTGCAAAAGAAGCCTTTGATCGTTTGTTTAATTTGAAATGGACACCACCAGGACGTGGCTTATGGATGATGGGCACAAATATAGTTAATGTGCAAAAGAACTCAGCAGCACTGCAGAACTGTGCATTTGTTAGCACGGTTGAGATGACAAAGCATAATCCAGCAAAGCCGTTTGGATTCCTAATGGAAGCATCAATGCTGGGTGTTGGTGTTGGCTTTGATGATAAGGGTGCAGATAAAGACTTCGTTATATATGAACCAAATAAACCAGAAATCGTAGAGACCATAGAAGATAGCAGAGAAGGCTGGAGAGATTCAACTGTCACTCTTATTAATTCTTACTTAAAGCCTGATCAAAATCCAATGTCATTTAATTATGATGAGATAAGACCACTCGGTACTCCCATTAAAACTTTTGGAGGTACAGCTTCTGGGCCAGCACCACTTGTTAAACTTCACACAGCCATTAGAAAGATTTTTAAAAATCGTAATGGGGAAAGACTTACAAGAAAAGATATTGCAGATATAGGAAACCTTATTGGTGTTTGTGTTGTTTCTGGAAATGTTCGTCGTTCTGCTGAACTACTAATAGGTAGAATAGATGATCAGAACTTTCTTAACTTAAAGAACGCAGAGGTATTTCCTGAAAGAAACTCTTATGATTCAGAAAACCCTGGTTGGGGTTGGATGTCAAATAATTCAGTTGAAGTTTCTGTTGGCCAAGATCTTTCTCCAATAGTAGATGGTATATCACGAAATGGTGAGCCAGGAGTAATATGGATGGATATGGCAAGAAAGTATGGAAGACTTGCTGATCCGGCTAACAATAAAGACCATAGAGTTTCTGGATTCAATCCATGTGCCGAGCAGTCTTTGGAGTCTTACGAGTGCTGTACACTTGTTGAAACATATCTTGGTAGACATGATTCGATAGAGGACTATAAGAGAACCTTAAAGTTTGCCTACCTATATGCAAAAACTGTTACGCTTTTACCAACACACTGGGAAGAAACAAACGCGATCATGCAAAGAAATAGAAGAATTGGAACATCAATGTCTGGTGTTGCAGACTTTGCAGACAACAACGGTATGCCAGTCTTAAGAGATTGGATGGATGAAGGATATAAGACAATCCAAAGATACGACAATGTCTACTCAGAGTGGCTTGGTATTCGTGAGTCAATCAAAATGACAACGATCAAACCATCCGGTACTGTGTCCATTCTTGCTGGAGAGTCTCCAGGAGTTCACTGGACTCCAGGTGGCAAGTTCTTCAATAGAACGATTAGATTCTCAAATGACGACCCAATGCTTCCATTATTTAGAATGGCCAACTATAGGGTAGAGCCAGCATCAGAGTCTCCAGATACTACGTCTGTTGTGTATTTTCCAATTAAATCTGGATCCAATAGATCGGAAAAAGATGTAACTATCTTTGAAAAAATTGCCTTAGCAGCTGCTGCTCAAAGATATTGGTCTGACAATTCTGTTTCTGTGACAGTTTCATTTGATAAAGATAAAGAAAAACATCATGTTGGGACGGTCCTGCATATGTATGATGGTCAGTTAAAGACTGTGTCATTTTTAGCTAGTGGAAACGACACGTACCCTCAGATGCCGTATACTCAGATAGAAGAGTCTGAGTATGTCGAAGCAGGAAATAACTTATTCCCCATAGATTTAACTGGCGTGTATGCAGGTATGGCTGCAGACGCAATAGGCGAATCATACTGCACAACAGACTCTTGCGAAATAAAGTTTATAAAAGAAAACAGTAAGTAACATGGGCGATTTTGAAGATGATATTGATAAAATCTTTTCTGAAATAGCTAAAAACGAAAAAATAGAAAACGTTGAAAAAATAGTTAACGAAGAAAAAATAGAACATATAAAAAAATATTTAAATATAATACAATCTTTAAATCATACATCTATATATATTAATGATATAGTTATTGATCTTATATTAGACCCTGAATTTTCAATAGAAAAAGACATTGCAGATTCTATAGATGATATTTATACGTTTTCAGAAGACCTTCAAGATATGATAGTAAATAAGTACAAAGACATAGATCTAGATTCCTATGTTGATATGATGTATGATGACATAGACACAGATGATTATGAAACAGGTGACGATTATGAAGAATGATTTTATAGAAATGAAAGTAATAGAACCAGATGTTGTTAGTAAGGAAACACTTACAGAGAACGAGGGTACAATCAAAGTCCTAAATAATGGTTACGTAAGACTTGTAGACTATATGGGTAGTGATATTTCCGTAGTAAATGCAGCGAGAGCGTCTTTTGCAAAAGAAAATAGAACAAATGAACTTACGACACAAGACGCAAGACTGATCAACTTTCTCGCAAGAGAAAATCATATGTCACCATTTAGACACGCTTTTATGACCTTTGAGTTTAAAGCTCCACTTATGGTTGCTAGACAGCATTGGAAGTATGTTGTTGGTTCTGATCACACAATGGATGCGTGGAACGAATCTTCAAGAAGATATATAACTATGGAACCAGACTTTTATGTTCCTGAACCAGATGAGTGGAGAATGGCTTCAGAAGATAAAAAACAAGGTTCTTCTGGATTAGTTGGTCCTTGGACAGGTTCTGTTTTTACAACTGAACTAAGAAGATATATTGAGTCTGGCGAAGCTCTTTACAAGATGGCTATGGATAATGGAATAGCTCCTGAACAAGCTAGATTATTTTTGCCTGCGTACTCATTAAATGTCATTTATAGATGGTCGTGCAGTCTTCAGTCTGTAGCGTTGTTCCTATCGCAAAGAATGGCAGAAGAGTCGCAGGTAGAAATACAACACTACGCTGATGCAGTTTATAGGTTGGTACAGCCTGTTTATCCAGTTTCTCTCTCATGTCTAATAGGATCTAAGTAATGCAGTTTATTTCTTTACTCATATTTGCTTTGTTAATTAATTGGATTTGTTCACTTAATAATTCAATTAGGGAAGAAACAGATAAAAATACTAAATATATTTTAATAGTATTGTCGCTTATTGTTGGATTTTTTTCTGGTTTAATATTATATTTGATATGAGTATCACAAAAAAAGATCTCCAATATATGGAGCTATGTAGAACCGCTGCTAATATATTTTCTACGTGCGGAAAAAAGCAGTATGCAGCTGTACTTTTGGATAAACACGGACATATAGTTGGTTTTGGATACAATGGTGGACCCAAGAATTATAAGCACTGTAAAGATGGTGGCTGTCCAAGGCTCCAACAAGATAGTCTAAATGGTTCCGTATACGATAATTGTATATCAGTACACGCCGAACAAAACGCTATAATACACTGTGATTACAGTTCGGAACCAGAAAAAATTTATGTTAATGGACCACCCTGTTTCGGCTGCGCTAAGCTAATATGTAATACAACGATCAAAAAAGTAGTTTGTTTTAAAGACTCTAACTATAAAGATTGGCCTAGAATAAAAGAATATTTTGACAAAGCTTCCATTGAAGTAGTGGAAATAGAAAAAGAAAGCGTATAATGCCAGCATCAAAGCTTAATTATATAGTAGTATACGAAGGTGTCAGCCAGGTTTATGGTTGTTCATCTAAAAAAATAGCAGTAGAATCTCCACCACCAGCTGGTGTAGATCCAAATACAAAAAAAATATTATTTGTTACATTTGAACCAGACACAAATGATCTTTGTGTCTATAAAGTAGAAGAAGAAAATGAGTAAGAAATTAAATTCAAAAAAGAAAGTAAACATTAGACTTAAGCCACACGAGTCTTATTTAGTTGCTACAGCAGATTGGTTTATAGCAGCTGCTGAAGTATTTGAATCTTTATCCAAAAAAGAAGAAGATAAAGATACTAAACAACAATATATAGAAATCGCAGCTTTTATTAGGTCTAACGTAGAGCAAAATTATTTTGACCCTTCTTATATGAATGATGATGATGAAGACTGGAACTAAAACATTAATTTTTGTATCAGCTTTGTGCGGAATGTATACAGCACTGAAATACTCAAAGCCTAAGAAAAATCACACCGTAGATACAGAATCAGATCCATCAAAGTTTGGAAACAGACTTAAAGAATTCTTTTTTGAAGAAGACTTAACAAATGCCATACAACAGTATCTATCTTTAATAGATGCAGGCCTTAACCCTAAAGACGCTTACGAAATAGTTAGGACAAAAATATGATAGACCTTTGTGTTGTTAATTACAACTCAGCACCCTTATTAAAACGAATGATGGATACTCTTCATTCTGATTTAGATAGTGTTGAAAAAGTTTGGAAGTTATATATAACAGACAATGGATCAACAGATTCCTTTGTTGATTTTATGAGATCAAATTCTCACAATTATCAGATAGATAATTTATACTTAAGAAACAATATAGGATATTCTGCAGCCTGCAATGATATGGCCAGTAGATGCAATTCAGATATAGTCGCTCTTTTAAACGGAGACATATGGATGACTTCTTCGGATGTGCAAAGAGTGCAAGAGATTTTTGATGAAGATCGTAGTGTTCATATTCTTGGCGTAAAACAAAGAGACGAATCCGGAAGAATAACACACGCAGGAGTTGTGGGAACTGGCTCCAATCCAGTTATAAGAGGGTGGATGCTGGAGGATAAAGAAGACACAATGTTTAAGGATAGAATAAATTGTGTAACAGTTTTTGGTTCAGCTTTTTTTGTTAGAAGAGATGTGTGGGATGAAATGACCAATCATCCAGAATATAAAAAAATACACCCAGAAGCTAAAGGTGCGTTTCTTCCAACGCCTCATTACTACGAAGAAACTTGGTGCGCATATTTTGCAAGACACTTGGGATACAATGTCGTTTATGACGGCACAGTGTCGATAGGTCACAGTTGGCATGCATCTACACCAAGACCAAACGAAGGTATTAGTGAGGTTGATAAATACTTTCCAATTAGTAGAGAAATTTTTAGAAAAGCATGTGACCATTTTGGAATAGAAAGAGATTAAAATGACAGATAAATTAAACCCCTGGATATATAACGCAGAAGTTAAAAAGGTAGTTGATGGCGATACATTTGATATTGTTATTGACCTTGGTTTTGATACTTTAAAAAAGGGCAGAGTTCGTCTTTATGGAGTAAATACTCCAGAGAGCCGTACTGCTAATGTCGAAGAAAAGAAGATGGGCTTAGCTGCTAAAGAGTTCACAGATCAATGGTTGACCGCCGCAAATCATAAAGTAAAAATTGAAACAATTATTGATAAGAACGAGAAATATGGAAGAGTTCTTGCTAGAGTATGGAATGAAGCAGGAGCATGTTTAAATACGGACATAGTTGCTTCTGGACTAGCAAGAGAGTATTATGGTGTTGGAGATAAAACTTTCACCGAGTTCAAGAAAGAAAAATAATGCAAACATTTCTACCATACCCAGATTTTGTAGAGTCAGTAAAAGTATTAGACTATCGTCGGTTAGGAAAACAACGTGTTGAAACATTTCAAGTTCTTAATATATTACTCGAAAGAACGCCTACTAAAGGTTGGCGTAACCATCCTGTCACTCGCATGTGGACAGGGTATGAAGAAGCGCTAAAGCTATATCAGAACTACACTATCTTAGAGTGGATAGATCGTGGTTATAAAAATAATATGAAGTTTGAAGAAGTTGATCATAAAAATGTCATACTCCCCCATTGGTTTGGTGGCATAGATTTTCATAAATCGCATAGATCTAATCTTCTAAGAAAAGATTACGAGTATTATTCACAGTTCTTTGACGAACCATCAGATTTAGAGTATCATTGGCCAGTATGAGCATTACAGTTTATTTAGCTGGAGCTATGGACTATGTTGGAGACTACGCCAAGGGTTGGCGTAAATCTGCAACAGAAAACCTCAAGTTTTTGGGGTATAAAATATACGATCCAACTTCTATTCCAGAAGAATCAGATATGACACCCGATGAAATTGTTCAAAAAAATTTGTTCATGCAGAAAAAGTCAGATTTAATTTTAGTAGAATATCTACTAGAAGATAGGGCTTACATAGGAACAGATTTTGAAATGGCTTGGGCCAAAATGCATGACCAACCCTGTGTAGTCATGTGCTCTACTCAAAATAAAGATCGACCATATATGAAATATATGGCAACCAAACTTGCAAACAACCTGCAAGATGCTATAGACTATATATCTATCCATTATCCAACAAATTAAAAAAGGAACAATATGTCAGAGAACAAGTTCAAATACTTTACAGTAGAAACTGTAACACTAGTCAAGGCAAACAGCAAGAGCGACGCCGAGAAGCTAGCCAATGGGCGCAGAAATGTGCGAGGAGAAGTAATTCTTAAGACAACAGATGTTGAGAGAATTCCAGCAGTCGAAGCCCACAAGCAAATCGAAGCCTAGTATTACTGTTCAAGGGTAAGAGGAGGTTTATCGCTTCCTCTTACCCTTTATCAATTGGAGATTAAAATGATCTACGCTGTTATGGTAGCGAGAAACGAAGAAAATAGATATCTTGAAGATGTCTTAAAAAGATTATCTACTCAAGTAGATAAAATAATATTTACAGATGACTGTTCTACTGACGATACTGCAGAGATAGCTTCTGGATATGCGCAGGTTTATAAAACAGAAGAGGTTTTATTCACAAAGCATGAAGGAATGCTAAGAAGCGAAGCTTGGAAAAACCTGTCAAATCACGCAAAGCCAGGAGACTGGATTGTTGCTATAGATGCTGACGAAAAGTTATATACAAAAACAAACGAATCAATAGGTGATGTTTTAACTAAGTCTCCATTTGATGTTGCTAATGTTAGACGATATGAAATGTGGAATTCAACATCTTATAGGGTTGATAAAATGTGGGCACCTCATAATACTTTTAGAATTTTCAGATTTGCTAAAGATGGTGTTTACAGAGATAAAAGATTGGCTTGCGGATCAGAGCCTACATACGTAGAGTCTTGGGTTAGAAGTAGAAACTATTGGTTTGAAAACCCTTTTGTAATGCAGCATATGGGTTACATAAAAGATGAAGATAAACAGTCTAAATATGAAAGATACATGACCTTAGATAAAGGTGAGTTCCATAATATAATTCACCTACAATCTATTTTAGATAAAGAACCAGTTCTTATACCATGGGGTGTATTTGGACAACAAACATTGGAGCTTGTATGATTGTTAAAAATTTTAAAGAAAGCATTATAGACCTAACATACTTAATGTCAAATAAAAATAGGTTTGGTTACGTTTCCTTTCCTAAGTCTGCTTTAATGGTGGCTTCTGGTAGAATGCCAGCAGAGAAGAGACCACCAAAGTACTTTACTAAAGCAGTGCAAAACACTTTGTCTTTAAATGACAAGAACTTTTTTAAGGCGCTACCAGACTATATCTTTAGTCCGACATCTGGAATTGATGTCAACAATATTCCACAACTGTCAAACTCAACAGTCTATGATGCTGGAGTTTTTGAGAACATGTTTACAAATAATAAGGTAGCTTTTGAAAGTTTTATTAATTTCTATATTAGGTACAGTAAAAATATTGTTGTAACTTTTCATGAAAAAAAGAACATACAAAATATTATTGGAATTAATTCAAAAATCATTCATGTTCCTTATAATGACTTTTATGACAGAATTGATTCAATTGTAGATTCAATTGTAGATAATTCATCTGAATTAGATTACTGCATATTTGACTGTCCAGTTCTTTCTTCTGCCCTAGCTTCTAAGGTGTGGTCTAAGACAGATATGTCAATACTAGATTTTGGTAAGGTGTTTAGCATAACGAATAGGCAGTGATATGCCTAAGGATATAACCAAATACGACGAAGATGACATAGAGTATATGACAGATCTCTTGATGGAGTCTTCGCTTTCCTTAACTGAAATAGCTAAAGAACTTGGTTGGACCCTATCATTTTTGAACAAGAAAATTCAGTCATCAGGTCTTTCTTGGGCTAAATCTAAGCATAGAAAAATGTCTAGAGGACAAGCTGCATTAACCTCAATAATGCAAAAGCTATTGCCCAATGAAAAAATAATTAATGAATATCATGTTGGTGAAAGACTAAAGCTTGATATATTCTGTCCAAAATATAAAATAGGAGCAGAGTATCATGGACGACAGCATTTTTATTACACTGGTAGATTCTTTAATTCTAAAGAAGATTTTGAAAGATCTATTGAGAGAGATAAAAGAAAGATAGAGCTTTGTAGAGAGCAAGGAATTGCTCTAGTTATATTTAGATATAATGACAAACTTACAGAAGATGCGGTCTATCAAAGAATGTTAGAAGCTTTAAAGTCAACAGACTTTTATACTGAAGACAAAAAGTCAATAACGACAAACCCGTATTATCAAAAAGCAAAAAAGAGATATAATAGTAGTAGAAAACAAATGTACAAAGAGATGAAAAAGAAAAATGACAAACGAAGATGAAAAACAAACTTATCCAATAGAATATCAAATCTTTGCACTTTGTTTAAGAAATAAAGGTTCTGTATCCTTTTTTGTTGAACAGCTTCCAGCAGAAATGGTAGGACTGAATCATGGTCAGCTTGGAATATATGAATTCTATAATGCTATAGTTGCATACTATAAAGCAACTGCATTAGACATTGTAGATCCAATAGCATTTAAATCGTGGCTTGAAACAGAAACAGATATATATGACGCACTCGGTGGTATTCCTGGCGTTGATGCAATGTTTTCTATACTCCTTGAAATAGATTTATCAGACCAAGAATCTGTTTTAAAGTTGATAGAACACAAGGCAAATAAAAGAAAGCAACTTGAATACTTACAAGAACTGCAGATACTTATTAGTCAAAAAAATAATAAGTCTGATGAGGATATAGATAGAATATCTATACTAACTACCAAGATTAGAGAAATAGAAGGCCAGATTAATTATGACCCACTAGAAAAGGTTACGACAGCATCTGACATTTCCTCTAGAGCAAGAGAACTTTTAAATATACCAGACTTCATGCCTACTCAATTCAAAGCACTTAATAGAGCAATGGGGTATACAGACGAAGGTGGGTTCTTTAAAGGGGCAGTTCATGCCATAATCGCACCATCTGGCAAGGGTAAATCGACTTTTGCTAAGTGCTTAGTAAATAACTGGGTTGATAATGGTTATTCTGCTTTGTTTGTGAATTTTGAGGAGGCCACTGCTCATTGGGAGCGTGTATTAATGACTCAAATTATAGGAAAAAACGTCTATGCTGAGCTGTCAAAATGGTCTACTCAAGAAAAAGAAAAGCATCTAAAAGTTTTTCAAGATAAGTTAGATGAATGGGGTGAAAGATTTATGGTAAGACATGATCCAGATACTCCATACTTTGAAGACCTTGAAAGATGGCTTAGGGATTTAATGGGTCATAATTCAAAGCTTCCAGATGTTATTGTTATTGACACAATACAGTCTATGTTTACTAGGGGTGGAAAAGGTAAGCCTAGATGGGGAGAGTTTGAAGAAATGATGGTAAGACTAGAAAAATTAGCTAGAGACATGAATTGCGTTTTAATTATTACTGCGCAAGAAAATGCTAATAGAATGAAAGAAAAAAGAGAAGTAGTTCAACAGTCTGATACTGGTGGATCTCTTGCTATTCAACAGAAATGCGCTGTAACAATATTTATTACTGAAAAAAGATTAATATCTGGAGATGATTCAGATGACGAGTACTTAATGCAATTGCAGATACCAAAAAATAGAATTACTGGATCAACTTTTATATTTGATCCACCTTTAGTCAGATATGTAGACTCTAAAAAAACATATGAAGAGTATAATGTAGTAACAGAAGAATCTTATAGCACAGCTTCTTCTATACTTGACGATCTATTGGGCGGTGATTTTTCTTAATGAACAAGGTAACTCCAAAGTCTTTAAAAGACTTTCAAACATGTGCACTACTTTATGATTATAGGTATGTAAAAAAGATGAATGAAACTATTCCTAGTAGGGATTTAGTTTCTCTTAGATTTGAAAATACATTAAAAAGTGTAATGAGCTTTTTTCTATATAAAAAGCAAAGCGGAATGCCACCGTCATACTCGGCATTATTAAATAGATGGCAAAAGCTTTGGTTCCCAGAAGGTTCCGGAGTGCAAGATATTATTAATGATAAGCATGAATCAGCCTATGGTAATATGGCTAGCTTAACAACTAAAGCAGCTGCTTGTCTGTTGGTTTTTTATAATTATTTTTCTGATCCAGATATTATTCCAATTGGTATATCTGAAGAATACTTTTTGCCCGTCAATAACACTGTAGTATCAGACGTTTTTGATTTAATCTATACTAAAAATAATTGTATTTATGTAGTTAAATGGGTATTTAATTATAAAACATCTCATGAGCACTTGTACGTTCTCGATTTTGCATGCATGCAGTACGCTTATAGTAAAAAGAAATTAATGACTAACAAACCAGTATATTATGGATATTATGATATATTAGCTAATGATTCTAATCTAAATCTGTTAGATAAGGAATCAGATTATATTGACCTTGTAAACTTTTGGGTGGAAGAGTTGGAAGATTCTGAAGTATACGCACCAAGAAGAGGTTTAACCTACTACTGCAAGAAATGTCCGTTTGATACACCCTGTTCAAAATGGTCTAAATGGAACCTAAAGGAAGAAGAAAATGTCAAAGCAAAATGATAAAAAAGACTTACTAGATGATCTACTTGACGATTCACCTATTGTTTCAATGATTTCTGAAGAAGATAAATTTTTAGAATCTATCATTGAAGAAGTTGAACTAATAAGCGATGAAGGCTTGAAGTCTTTTGTGAGATCTATACTAATAAGGGCTGATCTATTTTGGAAGATACCCGCTAGTTTTTCAGGTAAACATCATCCACCAGATGAAAGATTTGCTGGCGGAAACGTACTGCACACAAAGAGAGTAGTAAGAGCGGCAAAAATACTTTGCGAGTCTCATAGTGTGTCTTCAGAAGAGTTTGATCTTGTTATAGCTGCTTGCCTTTTACATGATATAACAAAAGGAAAAGAACAGGTCGACGGGTCTGTTAGGTATGATAAGATGCATCCGTATACTGTTGTAGATATAATTAAAAAATGTCAAGAAGAAGATAAAAAGTATGCAAGCGAAGCTCAGTCTTCTACTCTTTTTTTAAATGAAGAAGACGTACAAACAATTTTGAGACTTATCAGATGTCACTTAGGCCCATGGTCTCCTATACCAGAAACTGTTCCAATAACTTACTTAGATATGATTGTTCATACAGCTGACAATTTAGCTTCAAAGCTTCACTACATAGTCGACGGAGAAAACATAAATGAAGAACGATGGAAAGTCAGCTGATTTTTCTGAAGAAAAAATGTTTAAAAGAAACTATTTAGTTTCAAACATAGAAAAGCTAATAGAAGAATCCGTTTACTATCGAACCTACTCTTTTGAAATGAAGTCAGATAAGGTAGTAATATATAACTATTCACAAGATTCTGGCAAAGGAAAAATAAAGTGAAGCCTGAAAAAGATCAATCAAAGTACTTGAGCGCATGGAAATATGTAGAAGTAGCTAGGTATGTACCATCTTTGTCTAGGGTTATTAGAGATAAAAAAGACAATAATCCTTTAGTAATAGACTATTCAGACGTGGATGCTTACTCAGATAAACATGCAAACACTCGGAATATATACTTCTGTATGGCTATACAACAGTCATGATGTAGATTCGTCAACAAGATATTCAAACCTATATTTTGATTTAGATTCAAAAGATATAAACGAATCTTATCTAGAAGCAAATAAACTTATTGATTTTTTAAAAAAGAAAATTCCAGAAGAAGCTATTAGAATATACTTCACTGGCAAAAAAGGTTTTCATATAGAATGTGATGCAGTAGCACTTGGAATTTCTCCAGGTAACGATCTTCCTAAAGTTTATAAATTTATAGCATCAGACATTAAGAAAATTTTATCTTTAAACACACTTGATTTGAGTGTCTATGACCTTAGAAGAATGTGGAGACTTCCTGGGTCAAAGCATCAAGATACTGGCTTATATAAAACCTTATTTACTTTTAGTGAATTTAGCTATGGAATAGATTTTATTATGAATAGTTCTAAAGAAAAAAAGAATATTGATTATGAACCTTATGTTTTTTCCTACAAAGCCAATGAGTGGTATAGGGAGTACTCTTATAAAATGGAAGAAGAAAAAGAAAGAAGTAAAGACTTTCTTTCTTACTTTAACAAAAATGGCACTAACGCACTTAAAAACTTTAAAGCTTCAGAAAAAGTTTTTACACCAAAAGAACTATTCAAAAGCTGTTCAGCATTTGCAAGACTTTATACGCAAGCAAAAGAACAGGGTTTCTTGGAGCATGAGGCAAGACTATTTCTTTGCTCTATTCTAACTTATACAGAAGAATCAATAAAAGTTTTGCATGAGATTTTAAGTATGTGTCATGACTATAATTTTGAAAAATCCTCTGCACATATTAATGATTGGATAAAGAGAAGAGAAATGGGCATTGGTGGCAGACCATATACATGTGAAAGAGCTAACTCTGTTGGCGTTGGTTGTGGTAGCTGTCAGTTAGAAGAAAGAAAAAAATGGGTTAAAGTAGGAGAAAAATATATAGAGACTCAAGAAAAGTCATCTCCTTCACCAATAAGATTCGCTTATAAAACAAATAGAAAGGAAAATGATGGAAAAGATAAATAATCCAGATGATGTTATTGGAGTTTGTTCTGAGTGCAAATCTGATCAACCAATGTCTTACATGGAAAAGAGTTCTTTTGCGCAACAAGGACTATCCGTTCCGTGCACATATTGTGGCGGAGTAGTAATTATCACCTATAGAGAAAGAAGAGACTCTTCTTTAGACTCCAGCGATAGAGAAAGAGGACTATAATAGTTCCATGAAGAACTGGACGAACCTGCATAATCATACCGTTTTTTCTATGCTAGATGGGCATGGAGACATAGAGCAATATTTAACAAGGGCAAAATCATTACGGGATGTCAGGCCTTGCAACGACAGACCATGGCAATATACACTCGTGGCTTGACTTTTATGATGCAGGTAAAAGTATTGGGGTAAAACCGATACTCGGATCGGAATTCTATCAGGCTAGAAAAACTAGATTTGATAGAGATGAAGAAGAAAGATCTGGTCCTGCAAAAAATGAGTGGGAACAAAGAGGCCCTTATCATATAACCATTCTTGCAAAGAACAATATTGGGTACCATAATATTATTAATATATCCTCTAAATCTTTTATAGATGGATATTATGGAAAGCCAAGAATTGACCACTCTTTAATAGAAGAATATAGTGAAGGAATTATAGTCCTTTCTGGCTGTCTAAACGGAGAAGTCGCTCAAGCTCTTTTGAGAAACGATTACCAGTTTGCTCTTTCAGCTGCTAAAAAAATGCAGGATATCGTTGGCAAAGAGAATTATTTTATAGAGATACAAGATCATGGTCTTTCTGAGCAAAGAAAGATATCTAATTTACTTATTGAAATAGCTCAAGAAATAGGAGCAAAGATAGTTCCAACTGGAGACTGTCACTATGTGCACAAAAAAGATGCACAAGCCCATGACATTATGTTATGCGTTGCAACTAACTCAAATGTGAATACTCCAGATAGATTTTCTTTTTCTGGAGAAGAGTTTTATCTTCAATCTTATGATGAGATGGCATCTAGATTTCCAAAAGATTGGTTAGATAATACAATGTTAGTTAATGACATGGTAGATGTAGATCTTTCTTTTGGAGAAATACACTTTCCTAATTTTCCAATACCAACAAAAGAAGGCTCAATAGAATACTTTGAGAGATTAGCGTGGGAGGGCTTGAAGAGAAAATATGGAGACCCTCTTCCACAAGAGATATTAGATAGGGCTCTTCATGAAATTAGAGTCGTAAAAGACATGGGTTTTCCAGAGTACTTCTTGGTTGTTTCTGACCTTGTTAGGTGGGCAAAAACAAATGACATAAGAGTTGGTTGGGGTAGAGGCTCTGCTGCTGGAAGTGTTTTATCGTACGCTTTTGACATTACAAATCTAGACCCTATTAGATTTGGTCTTCTCTTTGAAAGATTCTTGGTTGAAGGAAGAAAATCAATGCCGGATATCGATCTAGACTTTGACGATAGACATAGAGATAAGGTAATAGAATATGCAAAAAACAAATATGGAGAAGATAAAGTAGCTCATATTTGTACATTTAACCGAACTGGAGCAAGACAATCTCTAAGAGATGCTGCAAGAGCTTTAGGTTATGATTTTTCTGGTGGAGATAAGATAGCAAAACTTGTTCCACCTCCTGTTTTGGGCGTGTCCAAAAGCTTGTCTGAGTGCATGGAAGTTGAAGAGTTTAAATCTGAATATGAATCAAACAAAGACTCAAAAAAAATAGTCGACACAGCTTTAGGTCTAGAAGGTCTTGTAAGACAAACAGGCATTCACGCTGCTGGAGTTGTTATATCAAAAAATAAATTGACAGACTACCTTCCTATTATGCAAAAAGGAGTAGACAATCCAGTTGTGACTCAATGGGATATGGGAAGAGTCGAGCAGTGTGGACTTTTAAAGATAGATTTTTTAGGACTAAGAAACCTGGGTGTAATTGATTCATGTTTAAAGCTAATCAAGAAAAAACAAAACATAGAAATAGATTTAGATTCTATTCCTCTTGACGATAAGAGAACTTACGAAGAACTATGTAGAGGGAATGCTGTAGGGGTTTTCCAGCTTGAGTCATCTGGTATGCGTCAACTAATGGTTCAACTTCAGCCTCAAAATATAGAAGACATTATGGCATTAATCTCTCTTTATAGGCCTGGTCCAATGGGTTCTGGCATGGACAAACTGTACATTGACAGAAAGCACGGGCGTGCAAAGGTATCTTATGATCACCAAAAATTAGAAAAAGTTCTTGCCCCTTCTCTTGGAATCATGCTGTATCAAGAGGACGTTCTTGGTGTTGCTAGAGAATTGGCTGGCTTTAGTTCTGCTGAAGCTGATGATCTAAGAAAAGTTATTGGCAAAAAGCTTATGGACAAAATAGCTTTGTTTAGAAAAAAGTTTGTTGATGGTTGCGTGGAACACTCTGGAATATCTGAGTCTTCAGCTAATAAAATATATTCAGATATTGAGTACTTTGGCGGATATGGTTTTAACAGAGCACATGCTGCAAGCTACGCTATGATTTCTTATATAACAGCGTATCTTAAGTCAAACTATCCAGCTGAATATATGGCAGCTCTTTTGACATCAGTTGCTGGAAACAAGGACAAACTATTTTTATATTTAAATGACTGTAAAAAATTAGGCCTTAAAGTTTCTCCTCCATCTATTAATTCTTCTGGAATTGAATTTGAAGTATTTGATGGAAATAGAATATTATTTGGACTTGGTTCCATCAATGGAATAGGAGCCTCTATAGCAGAAGCCATTATTGAATCAAGAGATGTTAACAACCCTTATAAAAATTTATATGATTTTTATAAAAGATGTAATCCAATAATATTAAAAAAGTCAACACTAGAACACTTGTTCTACTCTGGTGCTATGGATGATCTTGTTGACAAGACTAATGAAGACGATGAAGATATTAGTAGATCTATTGAGCTTTCTATTCTTGAGAAAGAGAAAGAAGAACTTGGAATATACGTTTCAAAACATCCGCTTGAAGGCATCTGGGACATCGTGCAAAAAAATATTGATCTTGAAATTATTCAAGTTCAAGAATGTAATGCGGGAGCATATATTAAAATGGGTGGAATTATTACATCTTCCAAAAAAATTATCACCAAAAAAGGAATGAAGATGTATAAGTTTAACCTAGAAGACCCTACTGGAGAATTAGAAGTAGTAGTGTTTCCTAGAGAAGCTAAAAACTATTCAGATGAATTTTTTAAAGAGGGCGAAATAGCCTATATTACTGGCACAGTCAATAAAGAGACGGATGACGAAAATTCCACATATAAAATATTTTTAACATCAGTTGAAAAAGTAGACACTTCAACTATATATAGCGGTCAATCCGTATATGTAGATACAGACTGTATAACAAAAGAAGAGTTAGATTGTATTTATGATATAATAAAGAATAATAATGGAAATAAACAAGTATATCTAGTGCAAAAGAACAACGATAGAAAATTTTATTATAAGTTTAATAAAACAACAAATAAAAAAGCAGAACGATTAATACTTCAAATACTACAAAAGGAGAGCCATGGCAGCTAATGGCAGCTTTAAAAATCCATCAGAGAGAGACTGCTGGTCATATTGTTTTTCATGCGGTAGATGCCAAGACAAGGGCAGATACACAAAGTGCAACGGATGCAGTGGGCGATACGACCCATCTGGAGTTATAGAGCCTCATAGTGAAGACTTCTGTGATTGTAGAAATGGGGTTTTAAGATGGAGAACAAAAGAAGGTCGAATATTAATGACTAGATTTAATTCAAATCCATACGCTGGATCTGTTACATACGAAAAGATGTCTGAAGATGAAAGAGATTGGGAATCATACCTTAAGGATATGAGAGAGAAAATGAACGACCCAGATTGGAACCCAATAACAATCTACGGAAATGATTAACTTATTTAGGAAATGAAAAGATAATGAAACAAGAACTAGCAAAGCTTTCAAAAAATAATATTTCTTTAGTGGAATATTCTGAAGCAACCCATGGCTACGACGACAGAATGTTTATACAGTGTGGCGTCGTTGGATTTTTCGTTAATAGATCAGAGGTTAAGGATCTTTTTGATGTTCTTAACTACTATCTAAACATAGAAAACTTTAAAGACTGCTACATAACAATAGGGAAAGAAGTAGTTTCAGCCCTGCCATTAGATCCAGAAGGAGACTCTAATAATGAATAGATTTGATGAAGAAATGGAGATAGGTTCCACAGGATGGGTTTCCATTGGAAATGGATCTTATAGAAACATATATAACAATCACATTCTAGATGCTGACGGCAGAGAGTTCGATGAATCTGGAAATATTGTTTATGACCCTACAGGTAGAGATATAAATGGCAATTAATATTACGTCTGTTGATAAGATAGATTCACTAACAAAGCTTTCTCTTATGGATCTATCTTATTCCAGGATAGATACATACACCATGTGTCCCGCAAAGTACTTCTATAGCTATATAACAAAAGAACCAAGGTTTTTTAATGAAGCAGCAACTTTGGGCAACATCGTGCACGCAGTGCTCGAGGATAACATTCAATCTACTGAGCACGTAGATTATGAAAAGCTGTTGTATTCGTATCAAGAAAAGAAGTCCCACTATGATCCAGAATCTATTATTAATCCTGAACTAATTGACGTAGGCAAAGTAATCTTAGAAGAGTTTTACGATAGGCATTCTGATGAAGATTTTAATGTTGTTTCAAAAGAAATGTCTTTTTCGTATGTCCTAGGGTCATTCTATGTAAATGGATATATAGACAGAATTGATGAGTTTGATTCAAGAGTTGAAATCATAGACTACAAGACTGGCAAGTGGGAAGTAGCTGCAAAAAATATTAAAGATAATTTACAGCTACGGAATATATGCTGTAGCAGCTTCTTTGGCTTTTCCTCGGAAAAGAAATTTATGCAGAGCTTTACTATTTAAGATCTGGCAAAAGAAAAGGTCATACGTACACCGCTGAAGAGCTAGAAGAAGTAAAAGCAAAGATAGTCCAAAGCGGAAATAAGATACTAAACGACTATAACTTTTTGCCAACTTCCAATGAAAGAGTGTGTGGATTCTGTGATCACGCTAAGTCTGGAGCCTGTGCTACTGGTGTAGCAAGAAACAGAAAGACCAGGAGCCGTTAAGCCCCTGGTCTTTCTGTTAAAAAATTAATTTAATATAATCAGACGAGCTCTGATGGCTCAAATGGATTGTTGATTGAATCCTGGACAAGGTCAAAAGAGTAGTCAGAATCAACTACTGTCTTGATGGCTTCATCTGTAGGAATGCCAATCTCCTCAAGTGCTTTTACAGCAGAAGACTGTACATCTACTACGAAGCTATTGATAATCATGTTTAATGTGTCCATTTTGTTTCCTTTTTGTTGTGGTTTGTATTGTTATAAAAGTTAATGTATAATGTATACTACGATTAGACGTTTATAAGGATATCACTATGAGTATGTACCATGTCAAGCCAAATGAGTTTTTTCTCGAAAAATCTTTGCGAGCTAAACACCCAGATTTTAAAAAGATACTTTCCAGTCGTGTTGATAAGGTCATCATTGAGAATGACATGGTAGCACCAAAAGGTGGAAAAGGCAACGCGTACAGGCATACAAAATCTGGTTACAGAGAAGATATCCGGAATGAATGTTAGATCAAGTTGGGAAGCAAACTTTGCTAGGGTATCTCAGCTCTATAAAATAGAAATAGAGTTTGAACCTAGAGTGTTTACCTTTCCGGTTAAAAGAGGAACAAAAGGATATACTCCAGATTTTTATTTAACAAAAACCGAAGAGTGGATTGAAATAAAAGGTTTCTTAGATGACAAAAGTAAAATAAAACTTAAAAGATTTAAGAGGTACTACCCAGAAGAATTTGCAAAGCTGACAATGGTTATTAGCAAATATTCTACTGCTGCTAAATCTTTTGTTGAAGAAATAGAAGTCCCACAAATAATTTATTATGAAGACATTAGGGACTTCTACGCTGACAAAATATATAACTGGGAAGGAAAGTAATATGGCAGCATACAAAGAGCAGTATTATACGCTCGAAGAAAACGAGATGCAGGATCTAATAGATAAAGCAAAGAAGGGCAACTCAAAAGCTCAGGTAGAACTTATAAAAGTTTTTAACAATTTTCTTATGAAGTATACAACAATGTTATATCACGGAAAATATAACTTAAATGATTATGATATAAGAAGATTTATAGCTCTATTTATCAAAGATAACTATGCAAGAGGAAATCTCATAAGAAACAAGGTAAATTCACAAACATCAAAAGTAGTTCAAGAAGCAATGCAACGGCATAACTTACATGGCAAAAAGGTATGGCGATGAAGAAGATATTAGACAGACAGTTGACATGACATTCTTTCAATGCATTGCTAGGTATCAAAGGAAAGATTCAGAAAAAGGACCAATACCATTTAGCGCATTCTTGTATAGTTACTTTTTTTATCTTCTTAAAAAAAATGTAGATACATTTTTGATAGATCAGTTAGGAAGAAAATCTTTTCCCTTAATAACTGATGACGACTATGAGCCAGAAGAAGGTGAAACTCAGGTGGGATTTAAAGCGCCAGCTTTAGATGTTGATTTCGATAATATGCTGGCCGTAGAGCAGATCGATGAGATATGGGTTATGGGCGATACAGCTGCTCAACCTTTTAATGAGCTTTCAATACAAGAAAGGCAGCTTCTTAAATGGAGATACGTCGATCGGCAAAAGATCATCAGAAATAGCTGATATAATAACAGAACATCCAAATACAGTGAGAGAGCACCTCTCTAGGATACGAACAAAAATTTCTAATATTATAAAAACTTCAAACCTAGAGGATTTACTAAGGCATTAAAATGATTGAGCAGAATAATTACCAAGCTTTAAATACTTTGTTAGCAGAGTTTCTTGGTCCACAAATTAAAGAGGTCATAGATGCCTACGCTAGCGTAGGAAATTACAAAAACTATTTTGTAGAGATACCAGATATGGATCATGTTGATCTCGGTATACACGACATTGCAAGCTTGGTAGCAAAGACTTCAAACGCTTATGGTAGAGGGGCAAGATTTGCCGGCATGGCTAGAGCTCATTACAAACTCACAGAAGGTAGATACAAGTCAATATATAAAAAGAATAGAATAGGCAAGAATGAGGCAGAGAGAGAAGCTGCAGCAATGTCAGCTGCAGAAGAAGAGTATCAAGCTTTAGTGGTAGCCGAATCTCTTGTTCACTTAGCCGAATCAATGGAAACATCTTCTAGAATAGCTTCTGAGTCTGCAAGAAAACTTATGGACAAAATGCAGTCAATGCAGATAGCTAATGCCAGAGAAGAAAAAGGATTTTATACAGAGAAAGATTTTGAATTTTAATATGAAGTTAAAATATATAGGGCACTATAAGTCAGTTGAGTCTCCAGAAGAGTTGTACACAGAGGTTCGTGATAGTATAAATTTTCCAACTCAAATATCTTATAAGAAAAAAAGATTCCTTTTAAATACAACACTATTAATCTCTTCTTCCAAACAAGAAGAGAATTTAACGAAGACCGCAAAAGAAAGAGGAATTGAATGCGGAGTAAAAGTAGACTAGTATGCATATAGAAGTTTTTTGCGATGGGGCATCTAGGGGGCAGGGTCAAAAAAAGGTTGGTGAAGCAGCATGTGCTGCGGTAGTTTATAAGAATAGAAAAAAAGTTGCTCAGTTTGCTAGAGGTCTAGGCCCAAGAACAAATAACGAAGCCGAGTATGAAGCTGTTATATCTGCATTATTGATATGTAGTATGTCTGATTTTATTGATCCAATTATTTATACTGATTCTGCTGTGGTAGCAAATCATATTAATGGAAAATGGAAATGCAAGAACAAATCTTTAATACCTCTTTTAATGACAATAGAAGATATAAGATCTGAGTTTAATTTTAGAGTATTACAAGTTCCAAGAAATTTTGTATGGGAGCCAGATTTCTTATGTAAACAATTTCTAGATCAGCTAGAAAAAAGAAAAGAACAAGAAGAAAAAAAGTGATATAATTCGTCTATGAGTAAAAATTTGCACATAATAGGGCTTGCTGGAAGAGCTGGTAGCGGAAAGACATCCGTTGCAGAGGCTATAGTTCCAAAAGGTTCTTTTGACTCAATTAAATACGGGGCAAAGTGGGATCACATATTCTTTGCTCTGCCGCTGTATGAAATGTTTTCGGCAAAAAAGAATATCGAAGGACACAATAAAGAATCAAGAATTAAGTACGCAATTCATGAAACTTTGTTTGACTTATATGGAAAGTCTCCAATTGGTATAATTCCAGACTACGATGATTTAGTGGCTAAGGTTAACGAAATCTATAATCTTAAAATAGATAGTTCTGAATCTAAGCCAAGAAGCTTTCTTCAAAAAGCTGGAGACATATGCAGAGAGGGATACCCAGACTGTTTTGCTAGATGGGCGATAAGAAAATCTCATCTAATTCATTCTCAGTATCTTTCTTCCTTAGAAGAAGACGAGGAAGAAAAACCATTTTATGTTATCATTTCTGATGTAAGATATCCAAATGAAGCTAATTCAATTATCTATACTGTAAATGGAAAAGTTATATATTTTGACGCATCAGACGATACTCTTAGTGATAGACTACTAAAGAGAGATGGTCAATTAATGAACGATAAACAAAGCTCTCATTCTTCTGAACAGTCATTAATAGACGTTAAAGATTTATCTAGTATTATTATTAATACAGATAATATGTCAGTAGAAGATCAAGTCCAAGAAACAATTAAATCAATAGGAGTCCAGGAAAATGCCCAAGATAAATAAGACAGCACAAGAACAATCATCAGATTCCCCATTGGATTCTATGGTTTCCACTATAGGCGGATCACTTTCTATCACTACAAATCCAGTTTTAATATGTGGTGTTAATAGAAAGATAAATATAGGAAACTTTGAAAATATAGATGTATATGCAGGATTAGCCTTACCCATGGAAAATGTAGATCTTTCTGATAAAGAATCCTTGAGAGAGGCTATACAGGAAGCAGCAGCTTACGGCTTTGCTTTAGTTTCAAAGGAAACTGGAGACAGATATTCCATAATAAAAGAGTCTCAACAGAAATAATCTGGGACTTTTGTTACTTTATGGGTACTAATATATTATAAATAATATTAATTAATTTAATTAAATCAAGAGGTAAATTATGTTCAAGAAACTAGCTACTAAAATTAAATCACTTCTTTCTAAACTTAAGAAGTCTGACATTATAAAAGATAATAAAGTTTTATCAGAAGTTATTGATGAAGTATCTTCAAATATTGATTCAGTGGCAGCAGTAGCAGATAAGTCAGCTGAAGAAATTAAAGAAAAAGTAGAACAAGAGGTAGCAAAGGTAGTCAAAGAGGCTAAGCAGGCAAAGAAGCCTGGTAGACCAAAGAAGACTGCATCTGGACAACCAGCTGTTACCAAAAAGGCGACACCAAAAAAGGCAACGCCAAAGAAAAAATAATTAATATTATTTACGAAAAAACGGCTTCCTTGTTTGGAAAGCCGTTTTTTTGTTTACTATTTTATATATGTCTTTAGCAAAGTTTAGAAAAGTATATAAGGGAAATAAACCTCCAAAAAAACCAAAGGGCGAAGACAATCCAGAATCTCCTAAGGAATAAAATACTATGAGTTTTAAGTCTAAAATATACATCAGTGGACCAAGAATGGGTACAAACAATTCAATGTACGGAATTGATTTGGTCGATATAAATAAGAAAAAATTTAAAACTAAAAGGAAAAAAAATGGCAGCAAAAAGAGATCCTAGATTAAAAAGGGCTCGGAGTATCTGGCTTCAATAAGCCGAAAAGAACTCCAAGTCATCCGAAAAAATCTCATATAGTAGTTGCCAAGTCTGGCGATCAAGTTAAAACAATTAGGTTTGGACAACAGGGTGTTTCTGGCTCCCCTAAAAAGCAAGGCGAATCAAAGTCCTATGCTGCTAGAAGAAAATCTTTTAAGGCCCGTCACGCTAAGAATATTTCTAAAGGTAAAATGTCGGCAGCCTACTGGGCAGACAGGGTTAAGTGGTAACATGGAAGCTATAACCGTTGCCATTATTGCTGCCGTTGGTGGCGTTATAGCAGCCCTTATACAAAAGGGTAGAGCAGAGAATAAAGCTGATCACAACGTTGTTGCCAGTATGCTGGTGACAGTTAAAGATGATATAATTAATCTACATCACAAGATAGATCACGTTGATGAACAAGTAGATAAAGTCGATGATAAATTAGATGGCCACATTGATTGGCATATGAAGAAAATCGAAAAAGAAAAACAAAGAAAGACTAAAGGAGAATAAAATGGCTTATGGAATGAAAAAAGAAAAAGGAATGGACTCAAAAAAAATGGGTGGAATGAAGAAGAGCGCGGCTAAAAAGGGCGCGGCTAAAAAAGGTGCAGCCAAAATGACAGCAGCACAAAAGAAGCTTCCTCCCTTTATTCAGAAAGCAATGATGAAGAAAAAAGGCAAGTAATGCCTGCTAAAAAAAAGTCAGATAAAAAATGGATTCAAGGTGCCATTAAAAGACCCGGTGCATTTACTGCTAAAGCAAAGAAAGCTGGCAAATCAGTTGCGGGTATGGCTGCAGCTGTAACAAAAAATCCAGACAAGTATAGCGCTACCACTGTTCGCCAGGCTAATCTAGCTAAGACTCTTAGAAAGATTTCTGCTAAAAGAAAAAAGAAGTAGATATATTATGAATATTAAAGATAAGTTAATGATATACATAACTCTTGGAATACTAGCTTTTATCGGTCTTGTTGTTGTGGGTGAGTACTCTTCACTACTACTTCAACAATCATCAACTGGTGAAGCAGTAGCAACAAATCCTGAAGCAATTGCTTTGGTGCAAAACGCATTAGTGGGACTCATAGGAATTATCGGCGGCTATCTAGCAGGTCGAGACAATCAAAAAAAAGAAGATAAAGAGTTATAACATGGCAAAAATGAATAAGCCAACAAAGCCTGCGCTCTGGTCTGCAGCAAAATCACAAGCTAAGGCAAAATTTGATGTTTACCCCAGCGCATATGCCAATGCATGGGCAGCTAAAAAATATAAGTCAATGGGAGGCGGATGGAAAACTGTCTCCACCAAGAAGGCTAAGAAGAAATAATATGCCAGGCCCTAAAGGTATTGGTCTCACTAAATGGTTTGATCAAAAGTGGGTTAACATAGGTGCCCCTAAAAAGAAGGGCAAGTTTCAACCCTGCGGCACTTCTGGTGCCGGCGGTTCTGGATATGCTAAGTGTGTCCCTGCAGCAAAGGCTAAGGCAATGTCTTCGGCACAAAGAAAAAGTGCAGTTCAAAGAAAAAGAAAGTCTGGCACACCGACAAAAGGCGTTAAGGGTCAGGCTCCAAAAAACATAGCTACTTTTGCAAAAGGTAAAAAGAAAAAGTAAAATGTCTGATGATTTTTTTAGTGGCTTCATGCCGCTTATAAATTCTATTTCTATTTCTACAGAAACAAACTCCATCTCTTCTAATGGAGATCTGGTACAAATACATGCAATAAAAATAACTACTGTAGACAATGCTGAATATGTTTTTAGTATCACTCCAGCAGATTTAAGTAGATTACATTTTTTAATATTAAAAGGTTTAATTAGTTAGGAAAAAAATGAGTGAGACAATGTGGACATGGCTTCTTTTTATGATGGAGCTAGTAGGTGTTTACGGAAGCTATCAAGTAGGTAACAAGAAGTGGCACGGTCATATGATCGTTGCTCTTCATTCTATTCCGTGGGCTATTTATTCAATAGTATTCGATAAGCCAGGTTTTATGGCTATGTGGCTTTTATGGCAGTGGGTGCACTGGAGAAATATGCTAAAATGGAAACACAATGGAAAAGAAGATAATATCAGTAGTCATTAATTATAATGATATAAATAGAACACTTGAATGCGTGCAATCTCTTTTATTGCAAACTGCAAAAACAAAAATAGTTGTTTGGGACAACAATTCCACAGATAACTCTGTACAAACTCTGCTAAATACATTTGGATCACAGATTATTGTAATTGGTAGCACTAAGAATATTTATTGGTCACCAGCAGTCAATAAAGCGTTAGAGGCAACATACGATAATGAAGATTATATTCATTACACAAATAATGATATTGTCTATCCACGTGAATCACTAGAGAGAATGATCGCAGACCTAGAAGCAACAGGCGGTGGTATGGTTGGACCTACTGGATCTGCTATTGGAGGACTGCAAGATTATTTTAGTCATCACTCTAGTAATGATGGAACATTTGAGTCATTTGAAGAATTTTATACATTTCTTTCAGGAAGAAAGCCAACTCAGGCATCTAGCATACAGGGAGCATGTGTTGTAATGCCACGAAAAGCCTGGATTAAAGTTGGAGCATTAGATGAAAACATGCCACTGGGAGCTGATGATTTTGATATCTCAATACGAATGAAGGAATTAGGATACAAAATATATGTATCAGAACAGTCATATGTAAATCACGTTGGCCATGCAAGTGGAGACAAAGCTCCTGGAGAGTGGACTAATGTGGGTCAGATTTCATGGGATTACTTCAATAAAAAATGGAATGGATATTACTTTAATGAGCTAGAAGCACTTCGATGCATGTGGGAACACAAGTATTACGAAAACTGGGACACTGGTACTGGATGGCTTTCTGAGGAAATGAGAAAGCAAATTTGGATTCAAAGAGGAGTTAATTATGACGGCAACGAATGCTAACTTCATTCCTTTTATTATAGTTTCAAGAGATAGAGCATCTTATACTTCCCAATTAATATCATGGCTTGAGTCAGTTGGTCATCAAAATATAATAATATGTGACAACGATAGCACTTATGAGCCAATGTTGGAATTACTAAAAAATACACCACACACTGTTTATGAAAGCAAAGGTATTAATGGGCACCTTTCTCCATGGTTTAACGGATTGGTTGAAAGTCTAGATAAAAATACAAATTATTTTGTTTCAGACTGCGATGTGGTTCCAGATGATTCATGCCCCTCAGATGTAATAAGCTATCTGAATGATTCATTTAATTTTTATAAAAATAATCAAGTAAATAAAATAGGCTTATCCCTAAGAATAGATGATCTTCCGGATTGTTATGCAAACAAAGAGCAAGTAATAAAGTGGGAATCACAATTCTGGATGCATAAGATAAACGATTATTTTTTTAACGCAATTGTAGATACAACTTTTGCTATATATGGTGCAGGTTCAAATCCAAATGTGTTTAATTCACTGCGTACGGTTCCGCCATACTCTGCTAGACACCTTCCGTGGTATTCTGATTCCTCTTCATTGACAGAAGAAGAGAGACACTATTTTAGTAGAGCAGATCAATCAGTAACAACTTGGACCCACCTGCCAGTAAAACATAGTCATATTATTTAATTTAAGGAGAATTAAATGAAGAAAGCACTAGTGTTAGGCGGTGGCGGTTTTATCGGAAGCCACATGGTAAGAAGATTAAAGCAAGAAGGATACTGGGTAAGAGCTGTAGACTTAAAGCTTCCTGATTTTTCTAAGTCATCTGCAAATGAATTCTTAATCGGAGACTTAAGAGATGCACAATTTGTTGATGAGATTTCAACCGGTTTTGATGAAATATATCAATTTGCTGCAGATATGGGTGGTGCAGGATATATATTTACTGGCGATCATGATGCAGATGTCATGCATAACTCAGCGACAATTAATTTAAATGTATTAAATTCAATTAAGAAGAATGCTCCAGATACTAAGATTTTTTATAGTAGTTCTGCGTGCATATATCCAGAACACAATCAGATGGATCCAGACAATCCAAACTGTGAAGAGTCTTCTGCGTACCCTGCAAATCCAGATAGTGAGTATGGGTGGGAAAAGCTTTTTAGTGAAAGACTTTATTTTTCTTTTCACAGAAACTATGGAATAAAAGTAAGAGTGGCTAGATACCATAATATATTTGGTCCTGAAGGAACTTGGAAGGGTGGCAAAGAAAAAGCACCTGCAGCCATTTGCAGAAAAGTTGCGATGGCATCAAATGGAGACCCTATAGAAATATGGGGTGATGGAGAACAGACAAGATCATTCCTTTACATAGATGAATGCATTGAAGCTACCCGTAGACTTATGGACTCTGATTTTATTGGACCAGTAAACATTGGTTCAGAAGAAATGGTAAGTATTAATCAACTAGTAGATCTAGCTTCTTCTATAGAGCAAAAGAGCTTAATTAAAACACATGTCCCTGGTCCAACTGGAGTAAGAGGAAGAAATTCAAACAACAATTTAATCAGACAAAAGTTAAACTGGAACTATTCTCTTCCTTTGTCTGAAGGAATCAAAAGAACATATAATTGGATCGTTAAAAGAATAAATGAAGATAGATAGTTTTATTAATTTTAAAAAAGAACTCAATACGAGCTCTCAGTTAGGACAAGACGCTTTAGTTTTATGGCTCTTAAAAAATAAGAGAGATGGATTTTTTGTTGAATTTGGTGCAACTGATGGGATGACTATTTCTAACACTTTTTTATTAGAGAAGGAATATAATTGGTCGGGTATTTTATGTGAACCAGCTTCTATTTACAATGAATCTTTGAGCAAAAATAGAATCTGCACTATTGTAAATAAGTGTGTATATAAAAAAACTGGAGAAAAAATTACATTTTTTGAATGTGAAAATAGTGAGCTTTCAACAATTTCTTCTTTTAAAGACAAAGATGTACACAAGAAAAATCGAAAAAATGGAAAAGAATATATTGTAGAAACAATATCTCTTTCAGATTTATTAGATAATTATTCAGCTCCTTCTGTCATAGATTATTTATCTATGGACACAGAAGGGTCTGAGTTTGATATCATAAAAGAATATGATTTTTCTAGGCACATAAACATTATTACGGTTGAACATAACTATTCTGGTAATAGAGAAAATATAAAGAATTTTCTACAAGAAAAAAACTTTATAAGAATATTTGATTCCATATCAGAATGGGATGACTGGTATATAAACGCGGAGATAAAATAAATGAATAAAAAAGTATTGTTGATTGTTCCTACTAGAGGTAGACCGGATAAAGCAAAAGAGCTTTATAGCACATATATAGAAAACTCTTTCGACTGTGACATAGTGTTTGGTTTAGATGACGATGATGAGCACAATTATGAAAGAATTGATGGAGCAATGTACGAGGTTGGTCCGAGGGTATATGCCCCTCAGACAATGAATTTAATCTCGCAAAAATATTTTAATGACTATGAATACTTTGCCTTTATGGGAGATGATCATAGGATTAGAACAAAAAACTGGGATCAGATTTTGTTAGAGCCAATAGAGAAAAAAGGGTATGGATTTTCTTATGGCGATGATCTCCTGCAGGGAGAGAAACTTTGCACAGCAGTAATGTTTTCTACCAATATTATAAAACCTCTTAATGGTCTTATGGTTCTTCCTATCCACCCAAAGAAGCACCTGTATGCTGATGATTTTTGGATGCAAGTAGGGCGAAAGCTTGAAGCGATTACCTACTGTCCAAATGTGACGATAGAACACCTCCATTACTCTGTTGGAAAATCGGATATGGACGCATCATATTCTGAAACAAATACCCCAGAAAGATATTCAATTGATGGCGCAGAGTGGGAAAACTATCTGCATAATCATATAGATAATGATGTCTTAAAAATAAAGGAATTTTTAGGAATCATATAAATGAAATAGAAAATAGGAATATGTAATTACCGTAGTATTGTTACTATAATAATATATTTAAATTAAAAGGAGAAACACAAATGCCAAGAAAATACCCTTACTACCCAGCCTTTGACGGAAAGAAAGCCGGTGCTGGAACAGAATGGTTTGTAAACGCATGTAATCGTCGCTGGAAGGCGACCAATATGGGAATATATGCAAATCGCTTAATGAGAAATTCCCATACAGCAGGAAAGAAAGCAAGCGATCCAGGAATGGAAAAATGGCTTAGCGTTCATGCAACTGGGGCTGCAGCTGACATTGGCTACAGTGACCGCAAGGTTGGCTTAGCAATGTGGGAATGGTTCCTTAAGTATACTAAAGAACTTGGTCTAGTAGAAATACACGACTACGCTTTCGATGCTAATGCAAAAGATGGTAAGCCCGGTTATGGTCGTGGCTATCGCTGTTCACGCGGTGAGGGTGAAGCTGGCGTAAAGATTTACAATGAAAAAGAAAATGCAGGCTCTTTTGGCGGCAAGTGGATTCATATCGAACTTGAACCAGAGTTTGCAAAAGACGCTGCAAAGATGGAAGCTGCATGGAGAGCGTTGCCAAAACCAGAGTAACGTGATATGATATAAGTCCTTGCAACGGAGGCATACGAAAAGACCCTTGGCTTAGTGCCGAGGGTCTTTTCAATTTAGCCGCCGTAAAAAAAAATAGATACCCCTTACTATAATTTGTGAATACCTGGAGGGGTAAAATGCGTATAAAACCACGTAGAGGATCTTGGATTCTAGCTGTACTTTTTGCAG